TGAACGAGGGCAGGGGTTCTTTGTGCCTTGTTTAGATACGGAGGCCGTTAAATTAGACGGCCTCCGTAAGGCGTTGGGTCACAGACTGTTTGATGCCAAAGCCAAGATAGGTATTAAGTCGGGGCGCTTTGGAGTGTGGTTCTATCGCTAATAGCTAAGAGACGTTTAGCCAGTATGTTTTGTTGCATATCAAGTCGCTTCAACAACTCGTCTTTGCGCTCAGTGGTTAAGTTAGGCGCAGATATTACTTGCCGCTTTAGTTTTGCTAACTCTCCCAGCTTTTGTTGTACTGTGCCCGACACCGATGCTGCCGAGATTTTATCTACATACTCATCCCTAAACGCTAAAGCCTCATCACGCTTACCTTGCTGGAGTAGCGCGTCATACGTGCCCTTGGCTTGTTGAATTTCTAGCATGCGCTCATAGGCTGCGTCTAACGTACCACGCCCTTCAACAGGCTGGAACAAGCCACCAATGAATGGCATTTTGCTGGTCTTCATTGTTGGCGCTTCAACGGCTTCTGTATTCATCAGAGGGTTAGCCAACGACACTAACGCAATACCCAGACCGCCTGTATATCCACGGATAAGATAATCCAGCTTAATTGGAGACAGACCTATATCGCCTGTAATAGAACCAATCATTTTAGAAATTTCACTGGTGCTGGTGCGATACCGTTCAGTAGGCACCATACTGTGTATCTCACGTTGAGATTCAATGTCACCACCAAAGAAAGACTTACCCAAATAAACTTCTGTTGCAGGCTTAATTGCTTGCGGTAGGCTAAACGGGTTCGACAGCATGACCAGTTTAGTCATGCCCTTGGTGATGTCATTGTTGCGCTCATCCTCTGCCGCCATGTTGTACACAGCTTCAGGCAACGCCTTGAACAAGTAACCCAATTCAAACGGTATAGGTATGCGCAGCGGCTCGTCAGAGAAGGGCGTTGGCAAGAACCAGTTACCTAAACGCTCTTCTGGTTTGGCATTCTTATATGCTTCGTCGTCTTCCATCATGGCGGCGTAAGCAATGGTGCCGGCAGCTAACAACAAACCACGAGCTACCAGTTTTTTTCTAATTTCAAGCTGTTGGCTATACGGCATATCCCCCTTGAACGCACGATACAGCACATCCAAACCTTGAATCTGCGCGTTAAAGAATGGAATTAAAACGGAGGCCATCTGCATCGAGGGCGACAGACCACGGCGACTAAAGTTCATTGACTCTAGTGTGCGCAACATAGCCTGCATTTCAGACATACCTTTGTTCAAGGAGTCTTTATAGATCACCGCACGGGTAGCCGCATCACCTTGCAGTGCGAAGGCATCTGCACGAGCCATAATTTTTTGCCAGCCAGAGCGTCCCATAGATATTTCTTTTAAGAACTTATCCATGTCGCCTTTGTCGCCAGTAAACACGTTACTGGATATGGCTCCCGATGCCATTAACTTTTTCTCAGCTTCGCTGCGTCCGGCCACCATACTAACTAACTCAGTCATCGAGTTCAGCACAGGTACGCCATCAACGCCTGTCGTCATCCATGCAGTCAGCGGGTCCCGAATTGCTTGTTTAACAGCGTAAGCAGGGTTGCGCGTTACGAACTTGCGCAAAATATCGGCAGGCATACCTAGCATGCGAATCGCAGCCGGCATCGTGGTTTTAATACCTTCCATGCCCTTGACAATTAACGACGCAGGGATGCCATACAGATCGGTGTCAATAACTACGAAGTGATCTTCGCCCTTGTGTTTAAAGCGTACGGTATCCGAACTTGCGGGACCTGTGCCTTTGCCTAGTGTGCTTGCCACACCAATTTTGTTTAACATGAACGCGTTCTCTTTAACCATTTGGTTACGTAACGCCATCTCCGTCAACATGAAAGTGTTCTGCACTGCACTGGTAAAAACAGGAAGAATCTCGGTGCTATCGCCTATAAGTTCTTTTAGCTGCGGCTCGTCCTTAATATTGCCGATACGTACTGGGTGTTCTTTGTCCACCATCAACTCGATTTCGCCCGTGCCTTTGTTAACACGGTAGAACGGCACATACGTAATGGCTTTAAGTTCGGCAGCTTTCTTTTCCGTCATCGTGCCAGTTTGCACGAGGAAATCTATTAAGCCGTTGTTGTACTCTTTGTATATACCCATCGCCTTATCAAACATCGCCTTGTCTTGTGGGCGGCTGTCCAATAATGCTTTAACTTGGTTGTATTCTTGCTCTACCTTGCCGGGGTTCTCAAAGTTCAGCTTGGCCCAGCCCACTTGCTTGGCGCGTTCGCCTGCCAACAACGCAGTTAGGATGGCTTCTTTCTCTGTGTCGTTACCAATCTTAGATGGCGCAATAGCGTCTGCCACCTGCATCATGTTGGCACCGGGCTTACTACTGTAGATAAATTCTTTGCCGCGCTTGGTTTCTTGTTTGACTAAAGACACAGGACCATTGGTTAGGAACTGGCCTGCATATTGGCTGCGCTGTTGACCAAAGCGAAGGTAGTACTCAGCTTGCTCTGCTTCTAATGCCGCAATCTTTTTACTATCAACACCTTTCTTTAATGCTTCAGACAATGCTGCGTACTGATCTACAAACTGAACCCGACCAGTTATGCCAAGAAAGTTAGCTTTTAATTTGTCAATGGTGCCTATGTCTTTGGCTACAAATGATGGCGCTATGCTGGCTGGTTCTTGCTTGGAGCGGAACGCCATTGTGCCGTCGGCTGCACGGTATGGACCAAGGGTACGATTTTGGAATGCGGTGTCTGATGCTCTGATGGCATTGAATACGTCTGACGCAGACATCTCTGGCATGTTTTTAAAGCCCATGCTGCGTAGCGCATCGCGCATCATGCCAATCAACTCTTTAATAAAGCGAGATGCTTTAGCGTAGAAACTTTCTGTTACGCGTTGTTGTGCTGTGTAGGCAATGATCTCGCGCAGTGCGGCTAAATCAGGGTCGCCCTTTTGTTCCTTAGCAAACGTCATAGCATCAAGGGCTTTAACCCAAAGAGACATGCCGCCCAAGTCTTTAGCTAGTTTTTCTAAGTCCGTATCAAGCGCATACTTTTGCAAACGATCTAAACCAATAACGGTGTCAATACCGTAGTGACCAACCATTTCGTGATACAGCGTTTCTTCCAAGTCCGTCATGTTGGTGTGTTGATCCCCAACAACGACAATGGTGCCGTCACCAAGCACTACGCCTTTAAACGATGTTCCTTCTTTGTAGCCCTCGGCCTTCAGCATATCCAACGTCTCTTGCTTCATATCAGCAAGCGTTGGTTCATAGATCAAGTTCATGCCTTTAGGTAAGCGCGACTTGATCTCAACAATACGACCTTTGGCTTCTGTAGGATCGACAACCCCTGCCGCACTTCCTTCAGTACGGAACGCTGGACCAGCTTTCTTTTGCGCTGCCTTAGTAAAGGCAGTTTTCATTGCGTTGCCTTTGGCTTCGGAAGGTTTTTTGTTTACTTCCTTCACGGCCTGCTCAACCCGCGCCTGTGCTTCAGGCTTAATAGTTTTGTCTTCAAACACAGCTTGCTTTGCTGCTGACCTTGCTTTGCTTTCAGGCGTGCCTGTGGTCATTGTGCCAAGTTTGGCTACCTTGCGGGTTTCTTGTGCGGTGCGTTTAGATGCAACATTTTCAAGATTAAAGGTAGTCAACGCAGATTGTGCAGCGGCTAAACGTGTGCTTACGCCTTTTTGTTGTTTTGGCGTTAACGATTCGTCTTTAGCTTTTTCTTCTAGTGCTTTGACCGCTGTTTCCAACTCCGTTCTTTTTTTCTGTAAAGGAGCGGCTACTGTTTCCTTACGCTTTTCTGTAGCTTTAAGCAATTTACTACGCATCTCAGGCGCAGCGCGGCCTAACGCCTCTGCCTTAGTATCTAAAGCATCAGCAACACTTTGTTTAAAAGCGTTTAAAGTTTTTAGTCTTTCGTTTGCTTCCTTAACAAACGCAGCTTCTTTGGTTTTGTATGCGTCAGATACATCGCCCTTTTTTTCTTTTATCTTGGCAAGTTGATCTTTAGCTTTGTTTACAAACGCGTTGTACTGGGCAACCCTGTTTCGTAACCAATGTCCCGCGCAACACGGGCAGGCGAAGCTTTAATGCCTTTGCCTTCTTCCAACTTCTTAGCGCGTTTAACTTCCGTAGAAACTTCGCGCTCTTCACGGCCAGCACGTTCGGTTTCTTTTGCTTTCTCGGCGGCTATCTCACTAGCTTTGCCTACTTCTTTTTTGGTGTACAACTGACCATATAAAGCATGAATAGCCTCACGCGCAGGAGTTATTTGCCCATTGAGAATGGTTTCATATTCTTTAAGTTTGGCATTATATGTACGACGTGCCATTGCACGTTGATGAGGCGTAGCTTCTTTGTTTGTTGAAGCTGCCTTAAATGTTTCCATTTCTTTCCAAAGGCGCTCGGCCTTCTGGATATACGATTCTTTAGCGTTGCCTTGTTTGCTGGTGATCTTACGCATTTGCGTTTCGACCTTATCCATAATGCTGTCGTATTCTTCTTCATCTACAACACGTTTAACTGTGGTGCCGGGAAGATCAAACCGCTGCTGCATTTTTTCCAAAAGCTTTTCTTGCTCGGGCAAACCACGTTGCCCACGCTTATCTGCTTCTTTCTGTGCGCGTTGAAGAATATCTATAGCTTTTTTGTCGTTGTTAACGACAGCGGTGCGTAGCAAATTATCGCGTTGAAACAACGCCAATGGACTTTCGGTAGGCGCAGGTTTCCCACCACGCAGCGCGTCAATCTCATCGTAGAGTTTGTTTAGCTGCTCTGATTTGGTATTAACATCTGTGATGTGACGAGGAACAATGTCGCGCTTACCTACTGTCTGTAGGTTGTCCATTGCTTGCTTTAGCTTAATGTTAGCTGTAGCGATCTCTTCATCAAACGTACCTGCTGGTTTGGTTTGAGCGGCTTCTTTTAAATCTGACAAACGTTCACGCGCAGCATTAACTTCAGCCATAGCCGCGTCTTGTCGTTCTTTACTTACTGCCTGTGGACCTGTTTTAACAAGTTGTACTAACTCCGTTGCCTGCCTTTCAGCTTCGGCTTCTTTAGCAGCGATGGCTTCTTCGTCTACTTTGCCCGGCAAAAATGTTTTAGCTTCAGCAAGACTTGCTTTTGCTGCGTTTAATTCTTCTTGTTCATTTTGCGATAATTTTTTCTTTGCTTGTAAAGTAGCAACAATATTTTCAAGATTTGCTACGTATTTATTAAGTGTGCCGTAATCAGCCGCAATACCTGTTTCAGGCGGCAATGGACCAGCGCCGGCTTCTAATACTTTCGTTGACTTAGGCTGCGCCTCGTCCGCTGCAAAGAGCGACAGTGTTTCACCTTTGGGTGTAGCTTGTATGTTTAATAGTTTGCTTTGTTCTGCAAACGTATTTTCTAATTTTGCACGTTCCGCTTTTAGCGCATCTAGTCTGTCGGCAAGTTTCGGAATCTTGTCCTCATCACCCAACTCACCAGCGTCCGACAGTGCTTTTTGCGCTGTCTTAATTTTCTTATCCAACGCACCCATTGTGTCAGCAGACGTTTTAGCAAACTCCTCTGCTGTTTGAGCAACACCACCTAGTTCTTCAATCTTATTCTTTAGGCCAGACAACGATTCACGTTCAGACACAACTTGCGCAGACAGCTCTCTAACTTTAGTTGTGTCACCTGCAACAGCAGCTTCTTTCATCTGCTCTCGCAATGCGTCAACACGCGGTTGTGCAGCCGCATACTGGTCCATTAGATCAATAACGTTGGGTTCTGGTGCAGCAAGTTCCGTCGGTGCGGGTTCTTCTACTGCAACTTCTGGCGCAGTCTCTGGCGGGCGATACTTAGCAACACCAATTTCACCGCGCTCTGTTGGGGGGATTGTTGTTATTTCACCGCGTTCACGTTCAGGCGTTGGAACAACTTCAGTCGCTACTTCAGGAGCAACTGCTTCTTCTCTAGGACGAGGCCGACCTTCTAACATAGTGCCCGGAATAGCTAACGTGCCACCTAAGACAGCACCGCCTAAGAAATTCTCAAAGTATTCTTTCTTGGCTTCGGCATCTGTAAGACTAAGTCCGGCTTGTAAGCGTTCAAAGACTTGTTGCCCGGCTTCAGTAGCGCCTTCGATACCTGCTGTTTTAGCCGCAGGTAAGATGTAACGTCCAGCAATACCCTTTGCTGCTTCTTCTGTAATAGGTATGCCGGCTTTACCAAACAGCGTACGAATACCCGGCACGTATCTAAAACCAATAACGTCCAAGGCAGCTTGAGGTATGGCAGCAGCAATAGCTTTGCCTACTTCTAGTTGTTCGCCGGTTTTGCCTGTATCTAGTTGACGCGATAGATCAGAACCAACAAACTGCGTAGCAGACGCAGCGCCTGCTGCTCCCATAGCGGCAAGTGCTCCCAATGGACTAGCAGCAGCACCCGCAACAACGGGTGCAGCCATATAGGGTAGTGATTGACCTAATAAGCCAGTAACATAATCAACGGGATGTTCAAGAAACTCAGGTTGTTGATATAGCGCAGCGGCTTTTTCTTTCTGGGCACGAGATTTGGCTTCAGCGCCTTCAACGCCTAAACCAGCAAGCCCTGCATAGATGTCGCCTACTAAACTTTCTTTGCCTGACTTTAGCGCAGGCATGAAACCCGTTTTGGGTTTAGCAACAGGAGCTTCTGGAACCGGCGGGGACATTACCCTTTGTAGTTCGGCTGCAAGAATCTGTGCAGACTCGGTATCTCCGGCTGCATCAGCGGCAATTAATGCCTGCTCAAGTTGTCTAATTGTCGCCATACGTTACTACCTAGGTAGGTACTTATTCAGTAAACCTTCAATTTGTGGGTTTGATGCAACATTACTTACCCCAACCCCATTCGCTGCTAAGTACGATTGTAACGTAGGATACATTTGTTTAAAACTTTCGCCTGTAAGCGGGTTTTTAATTTCTGTGTCGTATGTACGGGCAAAGGCGGCAACCTGTTTGCCAGTTTGCATTTCTTGGTATGTATCAAACAATCCGGGTTCTTTTTGAAGTGCCCGCATTACACGTATTTGCTCTGGTTCTTTACCAAGCTGTTCCGTCATACCCCTATAATAATTACTGAGTGCTTCTTGCTGTGCTTGCGCAAGTGCGGCTTTTTCACGCTCTCTCTTAGCGCCCATTGTAGCTATGCCTGAACGACCAAGGTTTTGTCCTAACTGACTTAACATACCGCCTGCTTGACCGGGTGGGGCTTGTAGCATATTCAAACCCATCATGATCCAATCGTCATCAGTAAACCCACTTGTTTTCTTTTCGGGTATAGCTGTAGTGCCACGTTCTTCAATAGGCGCTCCAGCGGGCATTTCTTCTGTTTCAGGTTTACTAAAATCAAAGCCGGGTTCTTCACTACCTCGCACAAATGGAGGTGCAGATACTTCACCGGGACCACGTGCCGCAGCGCCTGCCGCACCACCAGATAATTGACGGCCTACATCATAACGAGTGTCTACAGCTCTTCGTGCTTCTAGTGCTTGACGAGTACGAAGGTCCTCAAACCCTAAGTCAGAAGCACGGGCTTGGTCGCCCAGTAATTTTTGTTCTAGTTCGGCAGTACGCGCTTTGTCTGCTTCCAATCCTTGTTCCGGCGTTAGTCTTTCCGCAGGTTGGCCGGGTACACGTTCATCGGCTGCTTTAGCTCTTAAATCAGCTTGCGCTTGCTCAACTGTACGGCGACGAGCTAGTGCTTCTTCACCTAATGCTGCGGTTTCAGGAGCAACAGAAAATTCTTTACGTCCTGTTTCTAAAGCACGAGCTTGTTCAATCTCTTGCATCAACGGAGTTTTTGGTACTCGTGCTCGCGCAGCGGCTGCTACATCCGCAGTAAATTTAGAAGTAGGCGTAACTTCTGGTGCAGGACCCGTCAATCGTGGGGCAGCTATTTTTTCTCTTGCTGCTGCCAACTCTGCTTCTGTTGCTAATGCTGCGGCTCGTGCTGATGGGCCTTTAGCTGATGGGCGTCTGGGTGCACCAATACCGGGTATATAAGCAGGTACTTTAAATTCTTCCAGCGCACGATAGGCTTCACCTAAAGATTCTTTACCTACTTCAGAACGTGGAGCAAACGTAGCAGCATCCATTGACTCTTCGTAAGTTAAAGGTTTGCCTGTGATTCGTGATAAGCCATAAGGCAGCAACGCGGTAGCAGGCGCAAACGCACCTGACACAAGACTAGCCGCAGCTTCCGGCATCCCCGCTACATCGCGTAAAACTTTCGGTGCTTTACCAGCTTCAACTTTTTTACGTTCTGCTGCCTGCGCTTGCTCACGCCGTATTATTTCTTCAACAGGTAATCTTTGCTCAATTGCCGCTATTTGTTGTGCGCCTGTGGGTTTACCCAGTGGCGCTTCTGCTGCTTGCGCAGCAGGTAATGGTACGGCTTCAGCAATCTCACGTTTACGTTGAGCTTCTTTTTGACGTGCCAACATCTCTGGTGTACGCGGAGCTTCACGCGTAGCCATAGGTTCTATAGCACCTGCTGTTGTGAGCTTCTTTAAATAGTTAAACGGCTCTTGCTTGTTTGCCGTCTTAACATTTTCATGCAGTTTGTCAGCCACAAGCTGGCCGTTGTTTTGCTTTAAGTGCGCGTCTAGTACTGGCTCACCTTGGTTGTAAGCAACTGCAACTTTGGCTTTATCGCCTTTGTACTTTTTGTTTAAGTAGTCCAAGAACCCAAGCGACGCGTCCATGTTTTTATATGGGTCGCTGCGGTCTTTTGGAGAAATACCAAACTGCTTGGCAATATATTCTGTTAACTGCCCGATACCTTGAGGGCCTGTTTTAGATTTAGCTTTGGGATCGTAGTTAGACTCGATCTTAAAAATACCATCGACAAAGTCAGGATCAAGCCCCAACGCCGCTGCCTTCTGTCTAGGAGTTGTGGCAAGCCAGCCTGCATCTGCGGCGCAGCTTGCGGGGGCATAGCCTGTGGAGGCATATCTTGTTGCGGCATTTCTGGTTCACCAATCGCTGCAAGCGTTTGATCTACTACCGCAGGTTGCGGTTGTCCCGCAGCTCGCATAGCTTGCTCACGTTGCAAAGCTTTACGATCATTATCAATATTTAGTGCCATCGACACTATAAACGGATCGTCTTTATGCAGCGTAGCAAATTCTTTTAACTGCTGTGGCGACATCCCCGCCATGCGTGTCTTTACACTTTTATCGTACATATTAGTCTCCGCTCATTCTCATGAGTGCTAACTCGGCTAACCCCGCAGGTCGATTGGAAACTTCTCCACCCTCTGCAAAGTACCCCATACCTTTACCTAAGAAACCTAGTCCTGCTGCTTGTGACAACATGGATGGTGGCGCTTGGTATCCTGTTTGTACTCCTTGGGATAAAGGCAGTCCTCGGAACATATCAGACATAAAGCCCAACTGCGAATACGGATACTGCTGTTGCTTCAAGAATTCTTGGTAGTCCGTATCAAGCCCTTGCTGTTCTAAACCTTGACGTTGCGAACCTGCTGCATTTAATGCGTTGATGATGTCTTTTTCTTGACCAAACTGAGTTTGCCCTAATTGCCCTAATTGCCCCGCAGCTTGCAGTTGTGTCTGTAAACCCTGCATACTAAGTCCTGCGCCATACTGGCGTGACTGTTCTTGTGCTTTTTGTGCTTCCAGATTGGCTTGCTGATTGAGCTGTTGTGCAGTAAGCCCTTGTTGTGCGGCCAGATTTTGCACACCCATAAGTGCTTGTAGGTTTTGTTGCCCTGTCTGGAAACCCATCTGCTGATTAGCCAACGCTGCTTGCATAGCGCGGCCTTGCTCTGTTCCGTATAAGTTTTGAGCTTGCTCGAATGCAGTTTGATACCCACGTCCAGTGATGTCACCTAACTGTTGCTGTAAATTTCTTTGGCGCTCTGCTTCAACAATAGCTTGACGTGACCCACCATAAGCCCCAGCGCCTACTGCTTGAGCCTGTTGCTGTTGTGCGGCAATATCAGACTGCCTACGAGCTTCACGAAGCTGTGGCTGCAACGCCTGTTGAACATAAGGCGACATATAACGCGATGCTTCACCCGGCTCAGTAAACGATCCTGTGTAAACGGCCTCGGGACCTTGCATTTGATACTGCTGCAAGAACGCATTTTTAGCGCGTTGTTCAGCAATGTTAGACGTATCGTATTGAACGTTACCTGCTCTAAGTCCTGCCAAGCCCGCCATTTGCGTAGCTTGCCCAAGCTGCTGAGACGGTCCAAGGTTAGCTACGTTCTGCTGTGCTTGAAGCTGCATAGGGTCGAAACCCGCAATTCTTTGCCCTTGGTATGGTTTGTATGGTTGGTCAGATAAAGCCTGCGCCTTACCCAACATTTTTTCGACATAAGGTTTAGCGTATTCAGGAATGGACGTTTGCGTAACCGTTTGGCTGGTTGGCTGACCACCGCCACCTTCATCCATATTGAATGTGTACCAGTGAACGTTAAACAAAAACTTTAAAAAATTAACCATTTAAATGCTCCTTGCGGTAATCGTCATACCGTTCAATCATTATATGTTTCCATACTTCCGGCATTATTTCTGTTGCCTTTTGCGGCCCAACACAAACATGCACAGCATACGCAATAATATTACCAACCGCATACCGTAAACCGTGAGCAATTTCTATTCCGTGTTCATCTTTATTTTTTTCATAGTGATTAGCCGTTTGATAGGCAGACACTACAGAAATCCACATAGGTAAAACTGAGTACTGTATGTTTTGATAAAATTTATTTAAGGGGAGATACACTAAACAAATCATAAACGCATTATTTATATTTTCTTCAGGTATTTCTTTATCTTTATCTACCAAATCATCCCAAGCATGTGCTAAATCCACAAACATGCGGTACATGGAAAGCGCGTCTTCATTGCCCCCAAACCACTCAAGTTTTCCTATTTCTTTCATGCAGGTAAATACTTATCGGCTTTACTGTTAACCGCTACTTTATTTTTACCAACGCTTTTCTTTCTGGCTTTTTGTACACGATCCATCATTGCATACAGCTTACGAGCACCAGCTTCGGTAGAGCCATTACCAATTTCTGACACAATCCGGGCGGGTACAACGAATTCACCATCAGCAAGACGAGCGGGCTGACGATCACCAATAGAAGCAGGGATAGAATCACTGACCCCATCACCCGGACCACGCAGTAGACGACCTCCATCAGAGTACCCTCCTAAATGCGAAATTCCCCCCGACGCCATTGGTTTTACAGGCGGTGGAGGCAGCGCCATAGATGGCGCACCAAAAGCCGCAGGTTGTGTAGCAGAACCGTATTCAGGAGAATAAAAACCAGCAGAATAAATATTCCCAGAGCTAGTAAACCTTGGTGCATTTATTCCCGGTGCTCCAGCACGGGCTACTGTTGGGCCAATACCATACGCTTGTGCTTGCCGCGCTACGTTTTGAGAAGCTAATAAAGATGCCAGTTGTGCTTGCTCTGCGCTACCTTGAGAAATGTTGGTACCTTTTGGCGCATACATCTGTTCAAGCGCAGATAAATTAGTTTGCTTTGCAGGGGCTGTAAACTGCATACCTTGTGCAGCTTTACTCATTTGATCGGCTAATATTTTATTTGAATCTGTATAGTAATTAGTCAGACCAAGTTGTTCCGTGGCGCTTTTAGGAGCCGCTAATGCTCCAGCCAATTGTTGTTGACCAGCAGCACCTAACGTAAATTTAGGCGTACCAACACCCGACGTTTGTCCTGTTAGTTTTTGCGTATACAAGTCCGTCCCCATCATTGCTTCTTTAACTTTTTCAGGGGTTGTTTTCATGCTTGTATATTTATTTAGTTCTTCTGACGTTGGCGCACGTCCAAATGTCTGCCTAAATATATTAGCTACATCCGTGGGTTTAGCTTGGTTTTTGGGGTCGGCTGCAAATGCTGCTTGTTTAGCAGTTTCGGCGGATTCAGTAGCTGTTTTACCGCGTTGCTCAAAAGCTTTTTGCTGATACGCTGCGACCTCACCTTTAGCGTTTTTCCCAAAGTAATCACGTACGCCAGCTAAAGTAAAATCTGATTTCATCAAGCTAGCTATCTCTTCGGGTGTAGCGTTACGACCTAACATCGCATTTGCTACGCCATTAATACGTTCTGCTGCAATTTTATCTACTACCGCCTTGTTTTCTGGCGTCATTGCTATTTGTTTTTTGTACTGAAATTTATTAGTAAAGTAAGGCAAAGATTTAATACTTTTAGCAATGTCCTCTTCAGACCGTTTGTTTCCAGCAACTTTTTGCATATAGTCTGCCGGTACTTCTCCAGTACCACCCATTCGCTGCCAAATACTTGTTATGTCTTCTGGAGACATAATCTTTTTAGTTTTACCCCAACCTGCGTATTTGGCAGATGTTGTATCTTCCGCTGGATTTGCACTAGCTTTGCTGGCGTCCATTTGACCGGTGGAGTTGTTATATCCGACTCCACCTGTCGCAAACGAAACAGTTCCACCATCGGCAAATCTTTGAGCGCCAGTATAGGGGTCAGTTGGGAGATAGCCCGGTGGGTTAATTAAGTTCTCGGATATAGGGCGCTCTGCCGGAGTGGCATAACTTGGCGTTGTTTGGTTAGCCATTGGGTAGCGCGTGTTTGCCCCAATTGCCGCATTACGCGACATCTCTTCAACGGGAAGACCACCATTACTTAGTGCTAGTAAACCGCCCGTAGCTGCACGGTATTCAGACCCCGGCGCTTTGTAGGGAGTTCCTGCTGTGTACACGTCTTGGAAGTACCGACCGTAAGCGTCGGGTGTGGAGCTTACATCGCGCTCTAACGTGTATGGACGAATAAGTCCGGCATTTTTTGCACCGCCGCCTAGTTCTGACATCTTTTCAAGTTGGTCGTAATAACTACCCATAGCAGTGCTACCTAGCGAAGCCACGCCAGAATAAGGCGTTTGCCCCATACCTGCCATAAATGCTGAACGACCACCTTCTGTACCTAGTGCTTTAAAGCCTTCAAATGCTGTGCTTAACGGATTTGCTGCTGCGGCAGCAGCAGGAGCAGCGGTAGCGGCATTACTTGCAATAATTGGAGCATATCCAGCAGCACCAGCCGCAGCAGGAGCGGCAGCAGCACCAGCAGCACCAGCAGCACCAGCAGCACCCGCACCGGCAGCACCCGCACCGGCAGCAGTCAACCCACCCATTAGTCCAGCGCCGCCATAAGCACCCAAGCCCATCATTAGACCTTTACCCAAACTGCCGGTGGCTAATGTTCCAGCTCCACCCACCATCAAAGCTGCCATAGGGGCACCAACGCCTGTTGCAGTCAAAGCCGCACCGGCTATCATAGGAAGAATAGACGATAGGAACCCGGCTTCAGGCAAACCTGTTTGTGGGTTTATAGTCAGGGAGCCACCGTGCGCCATAGCAAGTGCTTGCAAACCATGCACCTCTTTTGGGGTCATGTGAACGAGCATTTTGTCGTCGCCGCGTCCAGCGGTTTGCATTTGTTGGGCTAAGGTATGAAGGCTCATGGCGCACCTTTAGAAAATTCTGTCAATGGTATCACGCTAGGTTGCGGATACAAACGTCATTGTGGCTACCACCGAAGCGGTAGAGGGTTTAGTTGGAAGCGGAGTGGCTACATAACTAGGTATTGTCACATTTACACCATCTGTAGACCACCAAATTTCAATATAATCTCCAGCGTTCATAGATAAAAAATAGTTCCATCCTTTGATGTCATGCGATGGGTCATTGACCGCTTTTCGTGCTGGCATACCTACTTTACCTGTTGACCCTGTAATGTCCGTTCCATTTTGTCGCAACCAAATATAAACATCGTCCGGCGCATTATCTTCATTTTCAATTTGAACACTAAACTGCAAGTTATATATGCCGGGATACGTCACCAACATTTTGGTTGTATCAACTACTGAAACTTCGTTAGAAAAATCAGTAGTGTTAAAAAATAACGCATAAGCAGTTGCGGGTACTAACGCAGCTTGTTTACCTACTGCCGCATCCCCAGATAAATGTGAAGCAGCCGTAGTACCTAAAGCCCCACGCACACACCCGGTAAACGATGTTGGTGTTGTACCCGTGTAGGTTATCGTTTCATTATTAATGTAAAAAGCTTTGGGTGCACCAACTGTAGCTGTTGGAAACGATGCAGTAGAAACTACAGGTATGGTTGTTACGGCATTATTAATACCCGCAGTTAACGTTGTTGCTGAAAAACAAGAAAACGCGCCATAGGGCACGATTAACCCTGCGCTTATATTCTGCGGGAAAAACGTTATCGTCATACTGCTTCACCACCACATGCAATGATTGTGCATCCAGTAGCACTAGCTTTAACCTGCATCGTATCTCCCGGATTTAAAACTATTGATCCTGTCCACTGCATAGTCGTAAATGCGGGTATTGCGTTGGAGTAAAGCAGCGCGTTGGCTGTGCCTGCTGTTCCACCAGTAGGTACTAAACTTACATAGATATTAACAACAGCCGCAGTCGTATTAATTACATCAAAGTCTTTTAAATACGTGCGCGTATCTGCTGGCACCGTGTAGAGCGTAGTGTATCCAGTAGTAATTGCAGTCTGGCCTAGCTTGACAGGAGTTATGGATTGGTAGTTAGCCACTAAAGAATCCCCCGCTATTGTTCAACCAAATCATCGTTTGATTGCGATCAATTTGGTCTTGGTATGGGTCTACCGTAGCCTCAAGCTGCAACACAAAATTATCTAGTGTGTTGAAGTACAACCGCAAAATATTATTAAGTTGATCTTGATACTGTCGGCTGTATTCTGTCGGCGCAACAGGGAGCGCAGGGGTTTTTGTCCGAGTAAGTACAAGCGATTCTGTAGTAACAATTTGTGTTGTCATCTATCTTCTACCGTCAGGACGAACATCAAGTCGCGGTACACCCAACTGCCATTGAGTTCCCAGCGTATCCGAACTTATCTTCAACGCCATCTGCCGACCTCGGATTCTTGTATACACAATCTGCGTAAACTGCTGCACGTTGTATGTCTTTTGATTTGCGTAAGACTGGGTTGACTCTACCGTTGGGCTTGCACTAGCACCGTAATTTGCGCCGGGGTTTTGCCGTGGCCTAACAGTGAATGTAACTTCAGGAAACGCGTTAGGCAACCCAGACATATCTGACCCATCAAACGTAATATCTGGGATAACACGCCACACAAACCCGTAGTTATGTCCGTCACCAATATCAAAATCAGACGATTGTATGTATGAATTAATTGGCACTACCTGTCCCGTAATTTCTTCATCGTCGGTACCGTTCTCATGGTACACAACTGTGTTGTTGTATGTCGCCCCCATAGGGTAATCGCGCAGAGGGGAATCTAGCCAAGCACTACGATCTAATGTGCCGTAATACCAAACTTTGTCCAAGTAATTGTAAATAACGTAGCGGTCAGGGCGAGTTGAATTAGCGGAGCAGTAGAACCACCATACTTCACTGTAGCCTTCGTTTGATCCAGCAAAGCACTGAAACTGTTGCGACGTATTAATATCATCAAACACATACTGACGAAGCGCGCATGGTAATGTTTCTACGCGACCTGAGTACGCATAGAATTTGTCTTTACCCATCCAGTACACAATATTGTTAGCCGCTGCAATAGCGTTAGGGCCAATAATAGAAATATTGTTTGATAGAATATTAAAGCCCCAAACAAATGGTGGCCCTAAGTACTGCATAGAATACGCAGCAGCATCTGTCAGAATAAATATTTCTTGTCGTGTTTGGATCGCTGTAATGATTTGCGAACCACTACTTAATCTAAAACTACCCGCTTGATTGGTAGCTGCCGGTGTCCATACTAAATAGTTTTCTTGGTCTGACCAACGAACAAGTAAAGGATCAGATTCCGAAGAACCGTAGTCGTTAGCACCAAAAGAAATTACAAACCGCGATGAATCCGACACCATTACAAAAAGTGATGACGATGGGCAGTTTTCGTCTGTTTGGTATGGGCTTTCTTCTAGTATGTAGGAATCGTCTTCTTGCAATATAGCGAAGTTATTTTCTTGCGCTAATATGGTTAGGTTTGTAGACGAAAGAACTTGCGATCTGTTGTATATTAAATCATTACTTGTGGTGTACTCAGGAAGCCACAAATACAAAGCCCCACCGCGAGGGTTGGATATTAAATAGTCGCCATAGTTTGCTTGGCTCCACAAACGTGGGATTTGTATATCCTGTGACTGTCCCCATCCACGGAAAGTCAATGTGGAGTAAACAACCGTTCCTGCGCTATGGGATTGCTCTGACAAGATAAGTGAACCATCTTCTTGCAGGATGTCGTAATTATTTTCTTGTGCAAGCGCAAGTGCCGTAGCGTCAGTATTTTCGTACCCTCGGATACACCCTAAAAACTGAGTTGAGTTTTTAGACGAATAGAAAATTAACTCGCCATCAATTTGAATTATGCCGCTTGCTGGGAACAAGTTTGTTGTGACTACGTTTATTGTGGTTTGTACAGAGTTAACTGAGCTGGTTAAGTAGGTGTTGTTTGCACCGTATGTTTGCCCACCCCAAAGCCCCGCACCCCATCCAGTTTGCGAACCAAAAATCTCAAAGCCAACATTAATTTGGTACTCAGCGTACGTGTTAGGGCCGCCGTCTCCAGTGTCTGAGCCATCAGCTAATACACCCACATCAATGGTGTAGGTGTTTGGGTCTAAATAAGTAACAACGTATTCTTGATTTAATACCGCAGCAGTTATGTTGCCACCCAAAGACTGCGCATCAAAGAAAGTTACCGAGTCGCCGGGCCTTACGCCATTGGCTACGTTAGTAACGGTTATGATGCTTGACCCCGGCGTTGCTGCAAATGTTACCGTCCCCGGTATCGTATCTTCACGAAGTGGTGTAACGTCGTTGTACACCCCGCCGTTCTCAATGTAGTACTTGGTGTTTGTGCCTACGGCTACTAAGTTGTAACCCTCGGTGGTAATCCAGTTCCAAAGTGAACGCGCAACACCGTCATAGGTATATGGTGCAATTGGAACCCAGCCGCCTAACTTTTGTGGGTAGCCTGAACGAAAACGAATCTTGTCGCACTCAAACCAACCACCCTCATTAGCAAGGGTAGTGCCTTCGCGGTTAACACCGGGGCGAAATTGGAGTAGCTGTAATGGCATTTTTACCCACCTAAGTACAAAGCACGTTCATCCTTGCGGCGGTTCTCTAATCCTCTTAGGACTTTGCCCCCGGCTTTGCAATACTTTAAAAATTCGTCTGCTGCACCCGCGTAATCGCCTCGGTTATGCTTTTGTCTGAGAGTACTACGCTGTAAAGTGCCTAACCCTAAGTTAAAGCTGAAGCTAACCAAAGCATCCATATAGCTTTGACGAGCGTTAGCAGCAGGACAATATTTAAGTACCCCACGTTCAAACCTCTCAAGGTCTTTTGCAAGTATCGCATTCACTTCTTCCATTGTAAACACACGGTTCCAGCCTTCTGGGCAGGGCAAACTTAGTCTGTCTTCAAACTTTACCTTGGCATGGTTAGGATCAATTACATGACCCACGCCGATTGTCCAAAGTCGGGCAGGGCAACGGTATGGCTTTAATCGCAAACCTTCATGGTGCGAAATCATCTTTAAAGCCTTTGGGCTTATCATTTGCCAAACGCCCTGCCGCCAAAATGAAACGCAATAATCGAAGCGAACAATGCCTGAGTCTCATTATCCCAAAGCTGATCAGCCAATACAGTAAACTCTACTCCGCTTGTAATCCCTTTGTAAGCCAAGGTTGCGTCAATAGCCACTAACAAGAAGAAGAATCCATAGGTAATAACAGGGCGCACACTCGCACGGAGGTCTTTCATCCACTGGGACGTACCCTCAGAAAGTGCCGCATCATGGGCGTAGATGGCCTGCATCTCAGCCTTTTGGGCGTCGATTAGAGAAACCTTTTCCTCAGATTGTGTCTGGGTTTTAATCTCATCTAGTTTGATAGCCTCGATCTGCTGCTGTGCCACGTACCCTGCGGCTGCTAGTTGCAGCTCACGCTCGGTCTGCATCTGGGCTAGTTTTAGCTCATGGGACTTGTCTGCCCTGTCTTGAAATAGATCAAGTATCTTGGGTAGACCACCCATCAAGAACGACACCAATGTTGAAAAGATTGTCAGCATTACTCACCCCGTAGTTCAATTAATATCTTGGCGCGTAACTCACGCATCTTTTTTATCTCTTGCATGGCGGCATTCGTTGCGTTATTCATGTCCATATACATGATCCCCATGACAGGCAGCGCAACTATCAACACAAGACACATGACCAGAAGGGCAATGAGTAAAGCCCACGGTACGTGTGGCTCGTCCTTATCAGAATCATTACGCATAGGAACCACACTAGTATGAAAACTACCGCGAGAATTGACGTCATCTGCTCCGCGATTTTTCTTTTTATATTTTCCCGTCGCCATCTGGTTGCCTGTTGTTTCTTCAGTTCTTGGCGTTGGATTTCAGCACGTTCTTCCTTGATCCTTTCACGCATCACTTCAAACTCAGACCATACAGCACCTAATTCTGGCGGGGCTTGATATACCAGCATCTCACGTAACTCTGTCTCTAACCGCAGCATTTCCTTTTGAGCCAATACTCGGTTAAACGCTTCTTGGTTTAACGATGTGTCCGATGCTTTACTACTCTTTAGTTCTTGCTCATGTACATGTTTCTCAAGCGTCTCATGCGCGTTAAAGAAGTTTCCAAGGTGTTTACTTAGGTCTGCAACAACATCCTTGGCTTGACCGTAAGCATCGACCAACTCCATACCCTGCGCTTTGTACTCTTGGTAAAGCTCGCAGCCTTTACGTACAGCAGCGGCAGCAGTTTTAGCAGCAGCAAGCAGGGTAAGGGGGTCAATGGTTTACTCCGGTACTGGAAGCGTAGGTGCTACGGGTGGGACAAATTCAACGTAGTTAGGGTCAACTGACCAGTCTGTACCATTAAATAAATACTTGCACCCAAACCAATCACTAGGCGGCGTTACATTCTCAAATAACGTGGTGTTTGAAATATTGCAGTCAGAAATAAAAAATTTAGGTGGGTATCCAACTTGGATAAAGCTGTCCTCCATTTTTACATATTCGTTATCTTCAAACACATACAAAGAAACGCCGTTTTTTATTAAAGTTTTCACGCTGCATTTCCTTCCGTAATAAGTAATGATGTGGCTGATAAAGCTTTACCTAGCTTATAACCTGTTGCCGATGAAGATGTAGTTAATGCGCCAGTTGACGTTAAGTAATATGTTGTACCTGTAGTTAAACCCGTTTGGTTAGTTACTACAGAACCTTGCATAGCAACGTTTACCGACGCACCATTAAGTGCGCTATTAGTAGCAACACCTACCCAATTTGTTACTGTTGTGTATCCCGGTTCAAACACTTGGGAGGCTCCATAGCCTGCGAAAGCAACTTTATAACTTGTACTGTCATAAGCGACAGCGCCGCCCATATTATTAGTACTTACTACTGGCGATTGAAAGCTTAGTGTTGTTCCTGACAAACTTGCGCTAATTGAAAAACCTTGCCAAATAATTGCAATACGTTTTTGAAACGAACAGTACACAGCACCAATGTACAGCGTTGATGCAGAATTAAAAGTTTGTGCAGTACCAAAAGAAATAGCGGTGCTAGTTGCAGTTCCAACAATAGCCGTTCCGTACCCGGTTGAATTTTGATAGCAGATAACGGATTTATTATTTACTGGGTCAAAACAACCAGATATGTAGTTAGTAGCCGCCGAATTAAAAACAGTTTTTGCTCCTACTACTGGGCTTGATGGCTGACAATTTACTACCTGAGCGGTTCCATAGCCGTTATTAGTCCTGTCGGAATACATTATAATCATTCTTGCAACACTACTGTCGTAAACCATATTTAACATTGAAGAAGTAGTGACAGGCGAAGTTGTTGCAGCAAGAATAACAACGCCTCCTTTTTGCGTTAATGTAGTTCCGCTATAAGTAAATGTTTGTAGATAGACTTGTTGCGCACCACTACTTGCAGTTAAAACTACTACGTTATCATTCCCAGCATCGTAACGAACACGCATACCTGTTACGTTAGCTATACCCGGAGAAAAAACAGGCCCCCAATTAATACTTGTTCCGCTAATTGTCCCAACCCTTACTTGAGACGAAATATTGCCATCATTATACGTATAGGTAACTGCGACTTTCCCATTCCCAAGTGAACAGCATGATATAGCGTCATTACCGATGATAAAACCTGAGAAATTTTCCTGTGCTCCCCATGTAATAGTTGTTCCGCTAACAGTACCCACAAGAGATGATGCGGTTAATACGCCATAGCTATAGTTATTACTACGGAACACAACTACTACTTTGTTTGTTGTTGGATCATAGCAGCCGTCATTATTTACTTCCATTCCATACGGATAAGTAACAACGGCTCCGACTGCCGGAACTGTTCCTGAAACAATACTAACCGTACCGTCTGTATTTAAAACAACCACATCCCCGTTACTTAAAGCACCCGATGCAACAAATGATCTTGTTGGGTACCCTGTAGCTGCTGATGTCCACGCGGTTCCATTTGATATAAGCACGTTGCCCGCTGCGCCGGGTGAAGTGATACCTGTCCCGCCATTTGCCGCAGGTAGGGTGCCTGTAACATTAGTTGCAAGATTGATGTTCGACCCTACTAACGTTGGGATGCTTACCCCAGCAGAACTAACGGTAAGTTTAGTAACGCCAGCGGCCTGTAGTGCAAGCTGCCCCGAAGCATCACCAGTTATAACCGCGCCGCCAGTTACGGTATCGGCATTAAGAATTGTTGGCATGTCTTACTCCAGTGCTTGTATTTGTGCAGATAACGCAGCAAGTTGCGCCATCAGTTGTTCTTTGGTTGGGGCTGGGATTGGTTCAGGTTCTGGAAGTGGATCGGGTTCGGTAAAGTTTGTACCGTCATACTTCCAACCGGGGCCAGCCTTTTCGCAAGCAACCCATCCGTTTTGCGCAGCGTATTCAGCATCAGCCACCACGACATTGACTGCTATACCGTTTTCTATTATTGCGTATCTGTTAGTCATATTTGCCTCTTACCAAGAATAGACGCGGATCAGTCCTGCACCGCCAACACCGCCAGCACCGGAGTTAAATCCATTAGTGGAACCACCGCCACCACCACCGCCTCCAGCAGGTTGAGCACCAGCACCACCAGCACCAGCGGCTGCCGTATTACCCCAAGCACCACCACCACCGCCAAATCTTGCACTACCAGTTGTTCCAGCAGTTCCTTGTGTAGTGCCACCTACACCACCGCCGCCAGTAAACCCAGCAATAGCCCCCCCATCTGAACCCGCTTTTGTGGTTCCTCCGGAGCTTATACCACCTCCAGAACCACCTCCGGCTCCACCTTGGTACGAGCAACCACCAGCATAACTATCGGCATCGCCTGACATTCCCCCTCCAGACCCGCCGCCAAAACCAGAATTTCTTCCAAAACTTGAAGATACGCCCTGTGCGCCACCTAGATGACCATAAGATGAAGCACCTCCAGATACGTTTGAATAAGGTTGCCCAGCAGTCCCGCCGCTTGCTGCTCCTAAAACACCTCCGCCAGCACCTCCCGGGTATGCGTTTCCAGCACCACCACCTGTCCCATTGCCGCCACCATAAGAAGTTAAATATGCGCCAAATGTGGTATTCCCGCCAACAACTCCATCAACGCCTACGGTACCGTTTGTTGTTATCGCCGCACCACCTGTACCTCCAGCACCGACAGTTGCAGTTACTGTGCTTGTTAAATCTGAGGCTTTAAAAAGGCGGTAGGCATACGCGCCTCCACCACCTGCTGTGCCACCATCTCTTACGCCGCCAGAAGTATTGCGGCAACCACTGCCCCCACCACCTCCACCACCCCATACTTCAACCATCACAAACGTAGCGCCGGAAGGTTTTGTCCAAGTACCTGAAGATGTGAACTCTTGAAAACTAGCACCGGGAGCAGCGCCCCACGTAGGCGCACTAGAACCTGCTGATAACAATACCTGCCCAGCCGTACCTGCCGCAGTAGAAGCATAGTTAGCGCCGTCACCATAGACGACACCGCCAGCGGTGGGTGTGTTATTTCCTACAATCGTTACTGGCATGATTTACTCCATTGCGTTAATTTTAGCCGTCAGAGCCTGTAGCTCTGCAAGCAGTTGTTCTTTGGTTGGGGCTGGTGGTGTTACCACTACAGGCACAGGGCGGTTGTCAACAAACTGACCATTAACGTAATCCCAGTCAATGCCTCCGCTTGTGAGTTCTACCCAGCCTTTTGTGGCAGCGTAGTCTGCTTCGGCTACTACTGTATTGATTACTTTACCGTTTTCTATGATTGCGTAGTTTGGCATTAGCTTCACCTTAATATTCAAAAATCACTACACCAGCGGCACCAGCCCCGCCAGTTACACCACCAGAACTAGCTCCAGTACCACCTGCGCCGATAGTTACCGTCAAAGTATTGCCGGGAGTAAGACCCGTTAGATATTTAATAGACGCACCACCAGCGCCACCGCCACCAGCGCCTAAACCATCATTGACACCGCCGCCGCCGCCACCGCCATAAACATTTCCATTAGAGCCATTTTGATTAGCGCCTATAGCACTACCTTGAGCGCCTTTACCCCCGCCGCCTAAGAATGACGCGCCGCCATTTCCTGCGAGAACGCCACTAGGCGATCCAGTTTGACCCGCTGACCCATAAAAATTTATATCCCCACCAGAGCCAACACCGCCAGCACCGCCCGGATAAATTGCTGAAACAGCACCGCCTGTAGCTGAGATTGTAGAAATTGTCTGTGTGCCAGAAGCAACACTAGAAGTGCCTCCACCTGTGCCGCCAGTGAAGTTACCTATCGTAGCGCCACCACCACCACCAACAACAGTTATTTTTAACACTGTCTTTCCGGATGGAATAGTAAATGTACCTGACGCAGTTGAAACAGACATAGCAGAAAAACCACCCGCAGGAGTTGTCCAACTCGGCGCAGAGCCTGTACCCGCACTTGTCAGCACCTGCCCGCTAGTACCGTAGCCCGGCGTAGAGCCAACACCTATTGAGCCGTTTGCGGCTAAAGTAACAGAAGGCGTTGTGCCGTTTACTTGTAGTTGCAGTGTGCCGTCTGTATTGCCAGTGCTAACTAGCGCGGTTCCTGATGATGTGCCTGCTGAAATAGTACTCATTGTCGTTCCTTATAAAACAATCCAACGTTGCCCAGAACTCACTGTCACACTTTGCCCCGAAGCAACTGTAATCGGGCCAACGCACATCGCATTAGTGCCTGTGGCTATCGTATAGCTAGACGTTATCTGATCTGAATTTACTACTAAGCCGTTACTAGCTACAACCTGCGAAGCTTGGAAGTCTCCCGTGCTTGGCTTATACAATAGCTTGGAGTTGCTGGTAAATAAGTTAGCTACCGTACCGGATGTTGCGTTTGCAAATGCTGGGAATAAATTAGTCGCTGTCGCCGTGTCATTTACTAAAGTAACCGCACCCCCCGCTGCCGATGGTGACCACTTCAAACCCGTAGCAGTTGTAGAATCTGTAGTTAGGACGTAGTTATTATTTGGATCAGCAGCAAACCGTACATTGTCTGTACCGTTGTTGACAATCAAATCGCCTTTGGTTGTCGTAGGCGCTAACGCATTAAATGCGTCTGTCTGCGTTGTCTCACCTGTACCACCATCAGCAATTGCTAACGGGATATTTAAGCTCAACGAGTCAAGATTATTAATGGCATCAACTACATCCGTGCCATCGTTATAGACTACCGTGCTCTTACCTGCGGCAACGGTAACAGCTCCGCCTGTGGCGTTCCTAACAAGAACTTCATCAGCCAGATTATTGTTGATGATGTAGAACTTTTGAATCGCTGGAACATACAAGTTACGTACGCCACCGGAAGTTCCAATCAAGTTTAGCCGTAAGTTTCTAGCAGTTTGACTAAGATTAGAATTTGTAAGCGTTAGGGTTACATCCGCGCTGGTAAACGTCACATTAGCGGAACCAACAATAGCTTGTTCTAAAGCAAACTGTAGATTGTTATTTGTTGTAAAGCCCCAAGCACCGGCTTGGTCGCCCGTACCAATTAGCTCTATTTTTAGGTTACTGTACGTACTCGCCATAGTTAGTCCTTAGAGCACCACCCACCGTTGCCCAGATGATACTGTAATTGATACCCCAGATGCTATAGTTACCGGCCCTATAGACTGCCCATTTGTTCCTGTAGCTATCGTGTAACTTGAGGATATTGCCGTATTATTAACGTATATCCCGTTAGTAGCTTGAAACACTGGAGCTAAAACAGCATTATCAGTATCCTGATAAACAGCTTTTCCAGCAGGATAATCAACCCAAACTTCTTTTGTTCCTGCGCTAAATGTTGTTTTGGTTGGTGCGCCTGCGCTAGAAGACAACACCGTATCACGCGATAAAGTAGTGCCTGAAGAAGTATAGGTACCGATCCCAACTTCCCACTCGTTCGTGCCTTGTCCAGCGATTACATAGTACGTAGTATTTGCGTTACCAACGACTTGCAAAACTGCTTGATAAATTATTTTGTTCTAATATAAACACAACAAAATTTACATTAGTGCTACTTACCCCTGCAACCGATACGTTTTCTGACAGAGCGGCTACGAAATCTACTTGCCCTAAAACTTGTTCTATACCACGCACCGTTTCCGCAATATTTACTTGGAAATCAACTTGCGCTGCATTTGCATCCGAAGCAGAAGCAGACTCACTTAGCACTGCATCCGTAAAATACTGCCTATCAAATGCGGCTGAAACATTTACCAACTCAGACTGCGTAGCTACAAATACTGTTTGCGTCTGCCACGCACCAACAAACTGTGCAATCTCGCTTATGTTTGTTACAAAGTCTGCTTGTGCTGCATTTACAGCTAACGTATTCACCGCTTCATTTACGTTTTGACTGGTTGTATAAACCGCTGCATTTGTGTCTGTTGCGCTTACTGTCTCATCTCGTGACGCTAGTATGGTTGCAGTACTGCCTATTTCCAAATCTACTAGGCTTACAGATTCATTTACTGCGTATGCAAATTGAGCTGCAACTTCTTCTATACTTGATCCACGTGCCGTTTCAGCTACATCTGAATCAAAAGCAAAAACTGCGTAGTTATCATCCAGCAAGTTTACTGTTTCATTTTGCGACGAAATAAAATTAGCTTGTGCTGCTTGGTTAGCAATTGCTTGTACAGTTTCACTGACGTTTTGATCCGTCTGATACACCGCACTTTGATTTGCATCTGCATTTACTGTTTCATTAGCTATCGCCTGAAAAGCAATCTGCGTAACCCAAGCACCAACAAACTGACCAATCTCTGACACAGAAACTGCGTAATCAACACTTCCTGCATTTTCTGCAAAAACGTTAATTGATTCTGCTACGCTTACAGGAAAGACGGAACTACCTAAAGAAGCAAAAGGCGCTTGTGAGAATGTAGTGATACCAAACATGCGCCTTAGCCTTTACTTGACAGTAACAAGCTGATCTTCATCAAACCAACGGTTGTGTGTCACACCATTTGAATCAGTCCAAGAAACCAAATACTGAACGACACCATCTTCGTCCATACGTAAGGATTCTATTGGACCCTGTGGCACAGCCATTACTAATTTGACGGTATCGCCTTTTTTAAAAGTAGCCATAATTCCTCCGTTATACCGCGTCGGCGTTAAAAGTGTAAGTCACATTCAGCGTATCACCTGATGCAACAATCTTGTCGCCGCCAGTGAAGTTACCTTCTGAGAACAATACGCCAGACGTACCAGAAGCTACGGTAGTCAAAAATGCTCCAGCAACTGTGCCGCCAGCACCAGATATTGCGAAAGGTGAAGGTGAAGCTGAGTTTGAAATGACCGATGGGTCTGCTGTGGTAGCCGTACCAAACGTCACTGCTTTACGAGTGCCCACATAATTTGTGAACTCTGTCCAAGCTTTAGATGCCAATGTGTCAGCAGCGGCGTATGTAACACCAGAGCCGGGGCCGGTTACCAAACCAAGGTACCAAGCTGCAACGTAACCAGAACCTTTAAAGAACTCTGTGTTTAAGTTTTGCAGACCCTGATTAACTACTAAATTATGGAAAGAATCTTCCCACTTTTTATTGCCATCAGAATCAAAGCAAGTAACTGTAAATACACCACCAAAACTGCCGCTCTCTTGCTCTTGCGAGGACTTGCCTACGCCAGCATGAACAGTTTCACCCAATGTTGATTTTGCAATAGGCATAATGACCTCTCAAGGAAAACGAATTAGTGCCGTAGTAGCCGTATTAACGGGCATAACGACAGTATTACTGGTTGAAGAAAAAATTTTATCTGAGCCAAAATCAAGCACGGCCACAGATACATTACCACGCGTAACATTGTAAATCAAAGCACCTCGGGCAACAAAGCTTGCACCGGGGAAAGACACATTATTAAAGTTAACGTAGACCGTTCCGGTATTGGTATTCGTACTTAAAGTAGCTCCGGTTACTGCAACTCCACCCGGTGGGTATCCTGTACCAGACACTTCATTACTTGTTGTATACGCCGTAGTCGTGGGACCAATAGTAGAAAGTCCCGTATATAAAGACATGTACAACGTGTCTGTTAACAAGTTCTGCCCAGCTTGGAGCATCTCTTGTTTGAAGCTGTTTGTCAGGCCCTGTTGAATACTCACGGCATTACCTTAATTTTTGCCTGCCCATCACGGTAAGCATCACCGCGCTCCAGACCTGTACCCAGACGATTCAGTTGTCCCATAGCTTCTTGGTACTTAGCTTCTACGTTAGCTATTAAATCTGCTTCGCCCTTCATAAACAGATAAGCCTCACGCAATGATCCGTAAAGAAGAACAGGATCATAATTATCACCAAGCCATGTACGGCCATCTGTAGCTGTAGTTATTGACTCAGGGTAATAGTAATAATGCAACTCAACATCGTAGTTTGCATCTGGCATGGGGCCAAGAATAAAACTCAGCTCGTCAGTAATTATGTTGCTCGATACCGTAGGACCAAACAACGCGTAGTACTTGGGTAAGCCCACGTCACTTGCTGACGGGTACGCCGCACGAATAAAGTTAACGTCTTTATTAAGCAGATACTCGTAGTTATCGTCTGCATCAATTACCGCAAGTGAGAACACAGATAAGAAATCAGCCGGAGCGGATAAATACTTATTGTTGTTTGTAAGGATTCCCGTTACGTTTTTACGTAACGCCGGAATCTGCACTGAGTTGTACGTACGTGTTTCTGTCTGCGTAATGAACGTGTCAATATACGCTTCAAAATCCGTATCGTAGTTCTCAGTGTAGGCTTTAATAGCCGATACAAGTTCTGTGTAGGTCACAGCTATCCCTTAACCCATTGGGCCACGGCACATAAAACCTTTAGTTGCGGCACCTGCACCGCGCATCTTGATCTCACCGTTTTTATTAACTTGGTCAGATGCAGGATTACCGCCGCTAACGCGACGTGCAGGCATACCGGGCGCAGACTCTATGGCAGACATAGAATTTGGGTCTGTCTGATACTTACCCATCTTATTTATGTTTGTTTTCTCGCCACTCATCGTATGGGGTTCGGCATAAACACTAGCATCGCCCACTTCTTTACCCATTAGTTTTTCGCTGTACTTAGCCATGCCGTACTCCTTAACCTGTTTTTTGGTTAGCTACACGTGCCATATTACGGCCTAGTGTTTTCATTTGTTCTGTAGTTACGCCGCCTTTAGCCATTTTCTTGGCACCGTGCATTTTTTTCTCATGCGCTTTGACTTCCGTTTTTGCAATTTTTTTCATTAACGGTTTGTCTTGCGCTACGTCTTCATGTTTTGCCATGTTTTACTCCTACGAAATTGTTACGTTGCCCACTATGCCTGCTGATGTCAGGTAGTTGGGCGTTAACCCTGCATCATTTGCGCTCGCACCGCCAACAGGTGCCCAACCCCACTGAAACACCCGACTACCCCCGCTAGGCTCACCATTTTGATCTAAAGTATCGCCTACTGTATCGGTTATTTGCAAGCCCGTATATCCCGCTTGGTAATAACTCAAATCTGGCCGTGGATCACGAATACCCTGCGGATCATCTACTGGGTACATACCCAACTGCAACTGCGGCTGATCTGGGTCCCAGCATGTCGGACAGACCAAAAGGTTATATGTCTTGGTCTTAATTACTTCTTTTTTCAGTTGCGTCAGTTTATAGCGCATCCCACAGCGATCACACTCCGCAATCGCATTCTTGCCTGACGCAAACCTATTACCCATTACGTACCGCCCCCTATGAACATCTGACGCGGCACGAATCTAACCGCTGCACGTTCTTGATCCTCATTGGCTGCTGTCTGCCAAGCTTCGTCGTACTGTTGTTTCAGTATTTCTAACCGCGAGATACCTTCTGGAATTTTAAGTGCTATGTAATACGCCAAGCCTGCTACCAAGCAAGGCATAAACCTAAACGGCACATCCATAGTCTTGGTACCACCCGCGCCTGCATCCTGAATACGGCGCATGCGCCAGTAAACAAACTGATACGTATACGCAGAATCTGGCGTAGGCCAGACAGTTATGCTTTGTTTCTGTACGTACTTAATAGTGTCGCCTGCCGAATGCCCTGCTGCCGTAGTGCCGTCTTGTGCTCGAACGCAGTTTAAAAGGTAGGCTGGAGTAGCTCCGCTGGCTGCTTGCACTTCGTTAAACACAATTAATTCGGCACCAATTTGCACAAAGCCTGCGTTGGGGACGCCTGCCAAACTAGAAATTGGAATGCTTGTGGCCGCAGAAGTTATATTAGCCGCTACTGTTCCTGCTAGTGTTGAAACCCCGCCTGTCAATCGCTGCACCCAAACTTGGATTGGACGGCCTTGAGTTAACTTATTTGGGATCGTGGCATACGTAGGCATGCTGATCCGGGTAATCGTTAAATCCGCTTGGTTATTGGGGACGTTGGCATTAGTACGAATAACATGATCGAGTAAATCAACAGTATCGTCAGGAAGTGCATAAGTTGGTTGCCCCTGTACTAAAGTAATGGTGTTCTGTTCGAACGTCCACATGTTGACGCCACGATTAGCCCAATCCGCAAACAGCAAGTTCATCGACCTACGGGCTGTACGCAAATGGTAGCCAGTGCGCAGCTCTCCCCCAGCACGTTCGAAAGCTTCTTCTACGTACTCGTTGAGGTCAAGATTAAACGAAGCTGTTCCTGATGTGGTCATCTGTTATCTAAACCCTGCGGTTTTCTTAGCTATGGTTTTAGGTTGTGCTACAAACTGCTTTCCTGCTGCTTTCCCTGCCCGCTTTGCCTTCGTAGTGGCAGCATACTCGGCTGGGCTTAACGCCTTGATCGCCTTTTCTGGGAGATACCGCTCTCCTGTCTTTGACGATGGCTTTCCGCTTTTGGTTCGCCATTTCTGATCCCCCCAAGCTTTCAAGCTTTGCTGTGGCGCTTTCAATCTTTGTAGCCCCCGCCTGCTGCTTTGTACTTCTTAGCCACAAGCTGTGCTTTACGCGCTGACCATTGACCTGCACCGGTGCCATGAGTTGCTGCGGCTTTTACCTGAGAAACAATCTTCTTACGAAGACTAGGTTTCGTGTAATTACCTGCTGCATTAACCTTCCCACCTTCTTTATACTGAGTAAAGTCGGTGTCATCCCGACGGGCTTTCTTCTTCCCGCCGGGCATTTTGGAAGGGTTAATTGCCCCCATACCACGCGAGGCTCTCATGCTCTAGTTTTCCCACGTTGGGCGACACCGTCTGCACGTTGCGAAGCAGAACGTACCTTACCGCCTTTTTTTAAATGCGGAGGAGCTTTTGGAGTTACTCTACCCCCCGAAGTAACCGGTTCTGATTTTGAGTACCTTTTTTCTTCTTTCTCGCGTTGGGTATCTTTAGGCTTACCCATATAAGGTAATTGTTCGATCTCAACCACTGGGTCTTTATTTCTATCCCCCATAACAATCTCCTATTAGCACTTACCGCCGTACTTCATGCCTTTGCTTGATCCAGCCATAGTAATCATCTTACCTTTGGTTTTGCCTTTTTCTGCAATACCGTCACGGCTAGGAGCAGCAGTTTTAACTTTGCCCATTGCGGTCATGCCGCCAGCAGCCATTTTTTTCATAGGCTTGTCGCCTGCTTTTTTCTTCATCATTGCCATGAAGCCGGGATTCATTTTCGAAGCCATACCACCTCCTGATTTAGTAAATTCTTTACCTACACTTGTAGGCACACCTACTTTTTTTGCAAATTTAGGATTGTTAGCCACGGCTTGCATAAACCGTTCTTGCTTTGCACTAACTGTTGGCATTAGCTAGTCATCTTTCCTGTAAAGAAACCAACGATAGCCGTGATAGCACTTATAGCTCCGCCTGCCATCATCAAGACTTTCCAACCGCCTTTAGCTTCAGAGAGTGTTTTGTTTATGCTTTCCAAAGACGCACGAATAGCTGCAATATCTTCCTTCATTGCATCCATATCATCTTGCAAATGCTTTATGTCGTTAGCATGCGTTGCAAGCTCTCTAGCAGTTTGTATCTCGTCTACCATGTCAGCACTTCCACGCTCTCAATGATTTGTTAATGCGGCTGTTTGGGTCACTTGCGGTCTTTGACGAAGTTAACTTCTTCTTCACCCCTTCCATTCGGGCACAGAATGATTTCTTCCGTGAACCACCTTCTGGTTGAGGGGCTTTCAAACCGGGTTTCCCCGGATTGGCTGCGTTGTAAGACGCCCGTCCTTTGGCGTTTAAGCCACCCTTTGGGTTCTTGCCTTCTTTCCTCTGCCATGCTGGTGATTTAGCCATAGTTATTAAGGAGTAATAGTTGCACCATTAACAGCCAAAATTGCCCAAGCAGCGCCTGTGTATTGCAATGTCGCCGTGTCACCAATCGCGTTAAACGTAATTGATGCGTACCCCAAACGATTGGTTGGCGTTAATACCCCTGTATCTCCGCCAGCAGCTTCAGCTATATAAATGACTGTTTTAACTTGCCCCGTAGAACCATTAGCCAGTGTTAATGCGTTACCCGTAGCAGTACTCGTAAAGTTTGTTGTCAGCGTTGTTATATTAACTGCGCCGGGGCCGGATAAAGATTGAATACCTCCTGCCAAACCACCAGTCAACGTTGTTAGTCCTGTTACGCCAAACGTACCGGCAGCCGTAGTATCTCCAGTGGCTGCCGCGACATTAAACTTATTAGTTGATACCGAAAAGTCATCATCACAATCAAAAGTGCCTGCTGTAGCCGTATCGCCTGTAGATGCAATAATTGCAAATTTGTTAGTTGCAACTACAAAATTTCCGCTTACGTTAGCGGTACCCGTAACAATAAGATTGCCAGTATCTACCGTACGCCCAAGGGTTAAATTGGCTACAGAAACTTTATCTGTAACCCCGCTTTGAACAATAGGAAGTACTTCGGTTCCGGCTAGTGGGGTAGCCGCTGCTGGTAAAGCAGAGATTTTTGCATTAGCCATAGAACACCGTTATGCCAGTAATGTTAGTTAATGTTTTAACGTACACACTTGTACTAAAGCGAATACCTTCTCCGGGGATTGGCACATATACAGGGTTTTGTGTTGGTGTAGCTGCGGTAGTTAACTTCAAGAGCACAGCTCCAGAAGCGCCATCCGACAGCTCAAGAACGCCTGCACCGGACAAGTCCATGTAGACGCCCTTAACCCGCGTAGGAGCAGCATACGCATTGGCTGCTGCCCCTGTAGCATAAACACTCTTAACGTCTGTTTGCATCATGGTGATGCCTCCTTATTAGACGTTTTGCTGACCAACCAGCGGATCGGTAACGTAGTACAGAACACGACCAGAAACAGTACCGCCAGTAGGCGCATCGCCAGTATTAGCGCCGCCAGTGATATAGACCAACTCAGTAGCTGACATAATAGTGCCCAACGAAGTACCAGCACCACTGTCGCCCCATACAACTTGTTTCTTGCCAGCATCGGCAGCGTAGTTATCAATCAGTGCGGTTGGAGATGCTGTGCCAGTGGTATAGAGCGTAAAGCCCATGTCCATTGTTGGGGTTGTCCCACCAGTGCCTAAAGCATTAAATTGGATAGCTGTAATTACCGCTCCAGCAGGAAGAATAAGCGCAGGTGCGCCAGCAGCCGAAGAAACTTTTGCGGTTGTGGTATTTACAAGTGTTGGGTCAAAATAAAATTCAGCAGCCATGACGCCAGAACCACAATAAGCAGTGCGAGTGTTGTCGCCGCCGCCCGAGCGCCAGATGCTTTGGGTAGTTGATAATGCCATTTGAGTTGTCCTCACATGCGAGTTAAGCGCAAACGATCTGCATGTCGTCAGGCGGGGGGCCTGTTCGTAAGCGCCGGGAAACCCCCGGATTTAATACTTTATATAGTAAAAAAGAGGGGCTGTAAAGCCCCTCTTCTTATTACGCGCCTTGTGAGCCGTACATGCCCAAAGGATCAGACCAACCAAACGAATAACGCTCACGAGCCTTGTAACGTACGTTACCGGTATCGAAGTCGCCATCCATTGATTGCCCTAAAGGTGAACGGATAAAGTGCTTCATGCCGTTTGGAACGTCAGTGGTCAGGAACCATGCGTTTGTGTCGGTCAAGAAGTGGTTAATCGCGTAGCCTTCTGGGATCGAGCCATTGTTCTTAATGGCGTTGATGTCATTGTCGTTAGTGCCGACACGCAGGCTGGTTTCCAACAGACGGGTTGCAACGAATTGCAGTGCTGGTGGGATAATCAGTTTACGTGGACGAGCAGCAATCAACAGACCGCGTTCATCAGTCCAAGCTGCAATTTGAATAACTGCGTTTTCCAACGAAGTTTCATTCAAGTCAGCAGGAGTTGATGGGATGTTGCTGTTGGTGCCACCAGAAACCAAAGGATGGCTAGCCGAGAACAGAGGTACACCGTCGCCGCCGTAGTATGCAGCGGAATTAGTGAAGCCGTTGTTCAGGATAGACGCACCTTTAACTTGCTTGGTGTAAGCCATCGAACGAGCCAGACCCTTGGTATAACGCTGTGACAGTGAGTCGTACAGGTTATCTTCAATCGCTTCTTCAGTGATTGAAAAGCCTTGGGCAATAGTCTCGTGGTTGTATCGTGCAGTCCAAGCTTCTTGCGCGTTGTCATAAGCAATTGCGCTACCCTCGTTTTTAACGGGAGCGGCACTAAAGCCAGACAGCTTGGTTTCTTCTTCAAACGAACGCTCGGAAGTCTCTGTTTCGTAGATTTCCTTGTGCTCTTCGCCGTAACGGGCATACTCCAGACCGAACAAGGCGTTCAGGCCGGGGAGCAGCTCTTTCAGTAGTTGTGCGCGTGAAATAGCCATTATTTAACTCCATTAAACATTGAACTGACCGTTCGGGTTTAGATACGAATGACCACCGTTATACGACACGACGTTCGGAGTGCCCGCAGCCAAAGTGATGTATGGCATATTCCATTTAACAATAACTTCGCTGTAGTTACCAGACGAATTAGTTGTTTCATAAACGAGGCTAACGACACGCAAAGGCAGTGTAAATACAGTGCTGTCTGCTGCGTTGAACGCACCAATATTCGAATTACCCGAAATAGAGGTGTTTGTAGAAGGTTGCGAAATACCCATGTTGCTGCCAAGAATCGTGCCCGCAATCGGAGTAATGGTGGACGAAGTCGAACCACCAGTTACAGCAACCTTGAACAATTGGTCAGGATCATCAGCTACATAAGCCTCAATATCCGAAGCCACTACGCCGCCCGATGGGTACGATTGAGCGAACAGCTTCTGACCAGTCGAAGGATTGGTGTAAGTACAGCCAAGAAACACACCAACAACACCATTTGCGGAAACAGTAGACGTACCTGTTTCTTTAACAATAGTGCCGTCAGTGGTATTAAATTTGACTATGTCACCGTAAAAAATAGCGGTGCTGTAGCCACTTGCAATCGGGAGGTGCCGGTTTGCGCCAGCAAACACCTGACCGCCGATCAAATTGATCGGTATTAGCCCGTAGGGGGCGTTTACAGTCGGATAAGCCATGTTTACTCCTAGTTAATAAAGATACTACTTGTTACCTTTACCAAACGATGTTGTAGACTTTCGTTCATTAAACAAAGGCATACGAGCATCACTTTGGCGCATTAAAGTATTGTCAACGGCTTCAATGTTGCTTTCTGACTGCCGCTGATAATGCTCATTACGTACAACAACTTTTTCTTCGGGCATTTTGCAAAGCATCAGCCCGCCATGTTCGACATTACCGTTAGCATTAGCCGGGAGCATTAGCTCCGGGTGATCTTCTGCCTTAACTGGCACCCAACCTTCACGCATACGCAGTGAATAATGTGGATTCGGATGTCCGTTAATGTGTGTTGCTACCCAACGGTACGACCAGCCCGGCTCAGGAGTCGGATCAGGTAATGCTGACGGTGGAACATATACAGCGCGTGAGAGGGTATCCCGTGATGCTAAATCACGAGGGGTACGATTATTAGCCATTTTGTTTCTCCAATTTAGCAACTTCGGCAGCATACTGCTGCAAGGTCAATCCATACTTACGAGCTAGCTCCATTTGTCTAGGCGTAAGCTGAATCTTCTTTGTTCCAGTCGAACGAGTCGCTGGCGCAACAATAGATGCAGGTTTGCTTCTCGAAGGTTCTGACGAAGAATCACCGCTCGCGCCGAATAGTTCGGGGAACGTCTTTTTTAGGCGAGCGTCTATTTGCTCGAAATATGTGCCTGTGCGCGGGTCAACCCCTGCGTTGACTAGTTTGTGGTGCAGCCCTAGTGCGTAGCTGGTGTACTCTTCAAAACCCGGTTGCCCATACCACTGGTTTTTTGCCTGCCAGCGCAGGGTTCTTTCGTCGGCAACTGGTTCGGGTTGTTGGTATTGCTGTAATTGTTGTCTTTGTACCGGTTCCTCATCTTCTTGTAAAGGGGTAGGCCGGTAGTTATGGACTTGTTGCAGCCGCATTTTTGCATCAGTAAGGGCTTCTTGGGCAGCAATAATGGCATCAGTGTCAAATGACTCCTGCGCATCCTTTAATTGCCTCCGTGCAGCTTGAAGCTGTGCATCGGCGGAGTCTTTTGCCGAAGAAATAACGTATTCTTGGCCTGTATTGACGGTCTGCTTGAGCTTTTTGTTCTCATCCGCCATGTATTGGAGCAGTCGCTCCATCTCTTGTCTTTCCCGCAACAAGTTTTCTTTAGCTCTGCGCTCATCATGCCGCGCATGCGTCAGTTCTTTGATGCGAGCCTGTACTTTATCCGAGTAATTCTCGATCTCGTCGTCAGTTGGGTCAGCAATATCCTTGTCCAAAGGCTTACGGCCTCTGTCTTTTTCAGGGGTATCGTCAACTATTTCAACTTCAACATCATCTGAAACGGCTATGACGCCATCGTCCTGTGAAGCTTTGACATCATCGTCTTGTTCATCAGGAAATTTATAATCACTCATGTATATCTCCTATTAAGCGCGGGTAATTCCGCGTGGGTCATCTACGACGGCATCAATCTGATCGTCGTTTAGCAGTCGGAACTCCCGACCGTAAATTTTGAACCTTGTGCCAGAATATGCACGAGTCAAAACAAAATCGCCTTCTTTGCACCAAGGCACCCCATTAAATTTGGCTTCGTCTTTATATGCCAAAGGGCCAACTTTCAGCACAAACAGCACCGTTGTGGTGTGTTCTTCTGCCCTAATAAGTGCTTGTGCTTTGATAAGCTCGGAATTTTCAAACTTATCCGATACTTCAGGAACGCCGCAAAGAATTTTCCACCCAGTAGGGTGTGGGAGCATGCGGCCACGTTCTTCAATAGAGATTTCCTCGTTGGGTTCGTCGAGCTGCTGAATTGGTTCCGGCATTTGAACCCCCGGAGGTAAAAGTAGATCGCTCATCGTCTTCGTCGCCTTTCTGTTGTGCTTCTACAAGGTCAAGTAAATGTCGCTCTGCAAGGGCAAGACCTTGTATAACCCCACAGAGTTTTTGATACGTGGCGTAGTCACTACAGATGCCGCCTGCCATGTCATCTGTGTACTCGTTCATGTCTTTGCGTATTTTGTCGCGCAGTACGCTTGCGAAGTTGTCCGTCATTTTTCAGGGTTTCCCTTCGGTTGATTTTTTCCGCTTGATTGGCGAATACTCTGGATGTGTTGTACCGATGCTTGTCTGCGTTGTAGTTCAATTCGTTCTTTTTCCCGCATTAGCTCAATACCCATACGAGCGCCTTCACGCTCATCTTGCGCTTCCAATTTGGCTTTGGATTCTTGCGCTTGTAGTTGCAGACGTTGTTTCTCCAAGTCCAATCTGTCGGCTTGGGCTGTTGCATCAACAGCGAGCTTCTTCTCTTTAATAGCAAGTTCAGCTTGTTTCAACTGCATCTCTTGTTGCTGCAACTGTACTAACGGGTCTTGTGCTTGTTGTTGTGCTTGTTGCTGCGCAACTTGTGCTTGATTCTGCTGTAGTACTTGTTGTGCGGCTTGAGCCATCATGCCTGATAAGGCTGTTTCCATTTCTGGAGATAGCTCTTCTGCTTCAGGAGGTAATGGCATACCCAACTGCTGCTCGATCTTCTGACGATACGCATACGCTACGTGTTCTGAAACGTGCGCTGCTAATGCCGCCATAATTTGCTGTGCTTTGGGGTTTTGTCCTACCAACTGTTGAATTACTGGGTCTTGTGCTGCGGTCATGTGCACCTTAATGTGCGATTCATGATCTTGATAAAAGAACGCTTTCACTGGCTCACAGCGCAAAAGCGACATGTTCTCAGACACAGGGTCTTTTGGTTTCATATCATCTTCTAGCGGTACAAGCTTTTCTGCGTTCTTAATACCCAGCACATTTAACATCGAGCGGTGTAGTTCTGGCAGGTTGTAGATGTCTGGTGCCATCTGTGCCATTTGAATGACTGCCTGATACTGAACAACACGCTGCGACATCGTGGCCGCATTCGGGTCCGACACGGGGATTAAATCAACCTTGTCGTAATCCTCCTGCTTGGCTTTCTTTGTGCCGTACTCTGGATCGTATTCGTACTTAGGGTCTGTGTAATCACGAATAATTTCTTTAATTAATTTGAACTCACGCTTTAGCGTGTAGTGCATACGTGCTTGCACTGCCGTCATTACTTTAAGCTGACGTTCAAGAATAGCTAGTGTAGAACCCACAGGCGCATTTGCCGACATATCGGATACTTTCATATCCGCAGTCGCTGCAAACCGACGGCCTTCGTCAACAATTGTATTGAGTAAGTTATATAGCGTGGTGCTTGGTTCTTTGTATGGCAGCGGAAGTATAGAGTCCCGTATGCTGCCTGACGCTACATCAACGTCTCGCCATTCACCCGGAGCAATCGGAGTATCGTCGCCTTTGATCCTAAGTCCGCGTGATTTAAGACCGCCGGGTAGATTGGACAGTGTGCCTGCATCAACGAGTTGCCTCATCAGGCTCGTCGCATTTTTTGCAAAACCGCCTATTAAGTGAAACAAACCAAAGCCATACGCACCAAAGCCGGGGATGTACTGGTAGTGCACGAAGTGATGACGCTTGAGTTTTAACTTGTCGTCTTCTCTCCAGTTTCTACGGATAGACAGTATGGTGTTTGTGCCTTTAATTAAAGTCACCACGTACGGCAGCGCAATCCCTGTAGGCTCGCCATCGTCATCTTTATCGCAGTACTTATCTTCTTCAATGACCAAGTCAGCGTGGCACTCATATAACGTGTAACGGTCGTCGTTTAAGTCCGAGAACCCACTTTCTTTATCTTTGGCTTTCTGAATTTCTTCGGTTGCTTTGGATGGGTCTGGCAACTCCATGTCGATATAAAACCCACCCTGCTGCAACTTAATAATGTCGTTCTTGGTTTTGCGCATGACGTGCGTTAAGCGGTAGCACGTATCTAAGTCCGTAGTGCCATAAGGCAAAATCACATCTTCTGCTGGCACGAACATCGCCACTTGACGGCCAATGTTTGGATCAAAATACACTTTCTTAAAGGCTGAACCTGTAGCTGGCAAACTCCACAACATGCGCTCATGTTCTGGGCGATACTCCGTCATGACTTCAGTAAGCTCAAAGTTCATGTCTTCTTCTACGCGTATCGCGGCTTCTTTTACCTCTGGCGTTTCTTTACCAATAATTTTGGTACGCACCGGCCCTTGGGCTGGGAATGTCTCAGTTATCGACTCAGATTGAAAGCGCACAACTGCTTCGGTTAACATCGGATGGAACACGCCACACGCACCAGACCACGGCTCGGTTCGTTCCTCAATCTGCAAACCTAAAAGCTTTAAGCCATTAACATAGGCTTTCTCCCATTCTTTACGGGAGCCTTTGTCGTTAGTAATATCAAAATCCAACTCGCCAGCAAGCTCCGACAAAAAGCCATCTTCAAGCGTTTCTGCCAAATTTTCGTTAAATTCTTCCGAAGCTTCGGTTTTGGCAAGTTCTATTTCAAACCCCGGACCCGAGATGCTTACCGCTTCGGGATCAACAATCTCGATCTCAATTGCTTCTTCCCCGTCTGGTATTGATGCTAATCCTTGGGGGGCTTGATATAGCCCTTTGTCGATAGCCATGTTGGCTCCTTAATAGTAAGCCGCTCTGCGCGGTGAATAAATTTTGTCGTCCCGATCATCTGATTCAAGCGAAATAAAGCCCCCTTGCCTAAAGCGCAGGAGTGCTTGAGAAGTCGTGTCTACGTAATCGTCGTGTTCGCCAACCGGGAAGGCTGCTACTTCCTCAATTACTTCTCGTGCCCATCGGGTGTCTGGTGCCCAGACTTTACCAGAAGTAAATAGGTCTGCAATAGCGTTGACTCGGACGATTTTGTCGTTTCCTCTACTGGGGGAGAACTCTTGGACGGGGATGCCCATTGCTCTGATTTCTTGGATGAGGGGTGCGCCTGCGGCCTTTTTCTCCACAACGAAGGCATCCGGTTCCCACTCCTTATAGTGTCGTAGCGCAACTTGTTTTAATTCTGGAAAGTCCATACGGTCTTTAAACGCGTCCAGCAGAATCACTTGCGGCTCGTCCCGTTCTTCCTCATTGTAAAACACTCCCCACGTTGTGCAAGCAGAATAGTCAGCGGTAGTCTTAGCCTCAAACGCCGTATCCCAACTCTGGATGATGTACTCACATTTCGGTGGATCGTCTTTCTCCCAGATGCGCCAGTGCCGTCTGGCAATAATTGCCGAGGCTTCCGAGGTAGGCTGCTGCATGTACTGGGCGTTCCAGTACCTAGGGTCAATCGACGCTTTGGTTTTCTTTAAGGCTTCCAACGGCCACTGCTCCGGCCAGAGCGACTTCTCGTTCTCTTCGTCCTGATTAAGGATGGCTGGCAGTTCAACGATTTCCCACGGTATAGCTTCGGGGTTTCGCGTTTGGTAATCTACTAAGCGCCCCGTTAGGTCGAGCAACGACCACCTAGTCATAATAACTATGATTGCCCCGCCGGGCATGAGACGCTGCAATGGGCCGGTTTGAAACCAAGACCACGCTGTATCGAAGGCCAATCGTGAATTTGACTTAACGTCCTGCTCAGAGTGAGGATCATCAATAACAAAAAGATCAGCACCACGACCGGCAAGAGCACCGCCAACACCTGCGGCATAATATTGCCCCCCTGCGCCCGTAGACCATTTACCTGCTGCCTTCTGATCGTCGGCAATGCGTGTGTGGGGAAATAAATCGTGGTACTCATCGGACTCAATTAAGTTACGGACTCGTCGTCCAAAATCTTCGGAAAGGCTGGCCGTGTGCGTTCCCATGATGATCTTCTTGTCTGGAAACTTGCCAAGGAAATACGCTGGGAACAGGTAAGAGGAAAACTCCGACTTACCCATACGCGGTGCAATATTAATAATTACCCGCTTCTTCTCTCCCGCAATCACCGACTCAAATATCTTGGAGAGCTTCTTGTGGTGGGGGCCAATTTTAAATCCCGGATACACATGCGTTGCAAACCCAAGCATGGAATCTTGCCCAATGATCTTACTGGCTCTGGCTGCGCGTTCTTCCAAATCGGCCAGTAGTTCGGCTTTCTCTCTAGGGTTTAGGCTAGGCAATACGCGTTGAAGGGCTTTGATTTCTTCAGGACTCAGGACTGCTTTCATGCTCCTCCTGATCCATGTCTAAAGTTTGACCAGTGTCTTTTACATTCTCAATAATGTCTGTGACATCAGTAATCTCCACGATCTTAGCCATTTTCCCCAGCTTCTCTTTGATCCTAGCGTCCAGTTCTGAATCGGACAGCTCTGTCTTTTTGATCTCGATCTTCTCGGTGAACAAGCCAACCTCTGTGACCTTACCCAAAAGGGCCAAGGCTTTTAGTCTGACGGACGCGGTGGGATGCGTTGTCTCTTCCAAAATTTTAGCTACCGTGTAACCACGGAGTTCTTTAGCGCGTTCTACGAATTCCCAATCGTACGCGGTTAACATGCCTACCAGATGTTGTACTGCTGCCGGAGTTTTTACTTGGGCAAGCGCAGCATGGGTATGATCTGGGTTTTGTGCAGTTATTAAACTGCTAAATGTTTCACGTGAAGCTTTAGCGTCTAGCTCGGTTGCTACTTCGTCGCCTACAGCGCCGAGTTCTTTAAGCCAGTCGGTCGTACTTATCTTAGCGTCCACGGCAGTAGCCGGGTCGGATTTTTCAAGCGAGACAAAGCCCGAGGATGTGCCCTCGACTTCGGGTTCAAAATCAATCAGGTGTTCTAACATCGCGTTGGCCCTTGCAACCACGTTGGACGCAGTGTATATTTAACTTTGCAAGTGTGCAAGCGGCAACGCTTACATTTGCTTCTCCTTCGCGTCAGCGAACTTTGTCCCTCAGTCACGGCTGGGGGATTTTTTTGTCTGTGTATGTCTAAGTTTAGACAAGGTGTTTGAGATTTTGTAGAAAATAATGTGGGGTAGGGCATATTGTATAAGTGATAACTGAAGTATTGAGCATGGTTGTGAAACAGTGTTCAGTATGGACGACCCCCCCTGTCTTCTATTTGGGTGGGTGGGGGTAGGGTGGGGGTCAGGGGATAGCCAAATCAGGTCAGAAATAGGGTCGAAATGACCCGAATATGGCTTAGATACTAGGGTTTAAGCCGATCAAAAAGGGGTAATGCTATAGTGAAATTGTGCTGATTCGGCACATAACTAACCCAAAGGACCCAAAGGAGCTACACCATGACTACATCAACACAATCCAAAGTTAATACCATCGTTGCTGCATATCTCAAGCAATCAGACACGTTAGTCATCGAGCTACACTCGCTCGGATTAGATACGGCAGAGCTACAGCGCCCCTACGTCATTAAAGCGGTATGCCAAGCCACCACGAACGGCAAAGGATGGTCGGATGAATGGCGCGGCGTTGTTGCGCTTGACTCGAAGCATCCACAGTACGAACTACTGAAAACCAAAGTGCGCCGAGTAATGGCTGCATTGAAGGGCGACGAACCGGCAGCGTCGAGCGGCAAGAAGGAAGTCGATGCCGTTGCGAAGCTATTGGCTGCATTCAACAAAATGTCGAAAGCCGAGCAAAAGAAGTTTTTGAAAGCTGTAGCGTAATCATCGGGTCACGTTGACCCGATGGAATTTCAAGGCGGTGCAAGCGGGGAGCCGAGCCGTTGTTTCATTCCATGTCTAACCAAAGGAGATTTATCCATGAATAGCCAAAAAATCATAGAGTTACTGCTAAACGGCGCGTATCACGAAGGAAACAAGTTCTTTCACCCAAGTTTTCGCAGAGGCTACCGAACAATGCGCGTCTCTGACATTTCATTCCAAGCGGCACTAAAGAAACTCGGAGCGCAAGTAAAACTCAACAACGGCAAGTACTCAATCTAACCAAAGGAAAATCACCATGCAAAACACAAAATCAATCTTCTTTGTTGAAGTAACCGACACCTACGCAGGTGAAGCAAACTACTGCTGGGTGAAACGCTTCAAAGTTCATGCGTCTAGCTTCAAAGGCGCAATACGAAAAGTCAGTAGCGAAATGGGCTTATCCGCCCGCATCAACGGTGACTACGGTGACATGGCGCGTTATGACTTCAAAGGAACCGCGATCTGCGCTTTCGTTATGCCCTACGAAGATCAAGCCGAGCACTACTTAAACGTCAAATCAATCTAACCAAAGGAGAATCATCATGACCGAAAACCAAAAGCAATACATAGCCGATATCGTTGGCTCAATAGTGGCAGGCATACTGCTAACCATCGCCCTAATCCATCTCATACCCGAAGGGATGTGGCTGTATCTCATCTGCCTTGTGTTCGGAACCGTCATCATCACCAACAAAATCAACCGCGCATTGAGAGGGAACTAATCATGCTCAAACTAATCAGCAAAACCACAGGCAAAGAACTGCGCGTAGGTGAGGTAGTGCATGACTTCAGAAACGATGCGCACATACTGGTCGATGCCAGACCGCCGCACAAGCCAAGCAGCGAAGGCTTTGTAACCTTGCGTTCAATGAACGAACACGCCTTCACACATGAGTACTACGCAGGGGTGATCGACGCGAAGTGGGAAAGCGGGTCAAGCTGACCCGTTTTTTACAAAATCTCGAGGTATCCAAGACTACACGCCTTGGCCCGTTTTTTGGACAGTCGAAACCCGCGCCAGTCCTAGAATCCAGCACTGGTATCCGTTTTATATATCTTTTTAAATAAATATATATATAGGGAAATATTTATATATAAGGGTGGGCAGTCGGCTGTCCGTAAGACAAGGTTGGCAGGTTTGTGCTTTAGTATTTTTTAAAAAAGATATATAAACCGGATACCACCCCTAAAACCTATGCTATGCTTGGCTTTTAGCTGTCCAAAAAACTGCCCGAAACGTGTAGTCATGGATACTTACAAGATAGTTAACAGCAGAAAGGCGTGTAATCATGTACAAATATTTAGCCACCGCACGAGTGAGCAAACTTGACAGTGTATTGAAACAAAAGTTCCCTAATAAAAAGCTGCGTGATTCTGAGCGCGACCGCATCATGGCTGCAAAAAAATCTAATCGCTCAGAAAAAATAAGGCGTACGCACCACAAAAAATTGTGGCAAGCGTTAGTGCGTGACTTGGTTTACGAAAAGAACAACGTGCGCATGGGTATGCGGTATCAATCCGTACAAAATCTCGAGTCCAGACAGTTTGCCTTTGAAGCGTACCTCGCAGTGATCGAGAAGGTAGAGACGTTAATCAAAGATCACGCCGAGAGTGGCGTCACACCCAGCGAGTACGCCCGAAAGAAAGACCTGCCCAACAACGGGCTGCATTGGACGGATTGGGTTCCTGCCCATATCAAAACCAAGATCATTACCCTATTCAACGCCATCCCACATACGCCGAGGGCTAAACGCAAGCTACCTTTCCCACGAACGAGGCGACCGGACAAAGGCAACCCGTTAGTCAACCGCTTACGCCAGCGCACCGAGAAGGAGTTAGCGTTTGAAGTGCGTGACCTACGGGCAGACCCAGCCAACCCCGTGAGATTGAAACGGGTAGCCCAGATGCGCGAGGCACTGCGAATCATGGAGACAATGAAACCGAACGACGTCATACCGCACACATGGCACGGGTTATTTATACAAGGGGCAATTACACGAGTTACTTAAAAACGGGTCAGCCTGACCCGCTAATCAGGCACAACAACCAAAGGAGAAGTAAATGAACCAAGACCAACAACACGCAGCAGCAATACACATGAAGAAAGTAGGCGGCGGGTTTGCAAGCCGTCTAGCCGAAGCGTACCTGTACGCTGACTCATGGAACCAGCGCCGTATCTATGAGGCGTTCGAGGATTTGTTTGAGAGGCACTTACCAACCAAAGGAGAAGCAAATGAAGTCATGTAGAAATTGCGAACGGTCTGTGCATGATGGGTATTTCCATGTGCGTTTGCTATGCAACGCCAAAAGCATGGTAGTCGTGCCGTTTCAATCTGGGGTAGCAGAAGAAAACAAAACGCATGACAGGCAAGCCCAGATGTATGCGGCAACGTGTGAATACTATGAACGGGTCAGCCTGACCCGATAACCAAAGGAGAAAAAGAATGAAATATTACATAGGCAAGATCGAGGAATTCAACGACGGTTTTGAGTACTCGACAGAGTACGTATTCAAAACCGAAGGCGACCCACATGAGTACGCCGACGAGACAGCAAGGGGATGGCGTGGTGAGGGTAATTGGGACGCTGACCAAGAAGGTTGGTGGTGTGAGCACACGCTGATCTTTAACGATGGGTATGAAGAAGTATCAGAAGAAGAGTTTGAAGTGTTGTCCAAGTACATAGTCGTTCTATAACTAAGGAGAAGCAAATGAAAACCAATGAACTAACAGGCGCTGCCCTTGACTGGGCAGTCGCGCAATGCGAGGGGTTAAACCCAATACTAGGCAGTTCGTTTGAGCGTGGTCATGCAGACGGGCTTGATCGGTATCCGTTCGTGTACTTACATGAGCCAATGAAACACAACATCGCAGCACCTGCGTTTTATACAGGGTACACGCCATCAGTAAGTTGGTGGATAGGCGGGGAGATCATCGAGCGCGAACGCATAGAGCTTGTGCCTGATGAGATATGGAACGCATACAAACAAGATCAACACATACCCAACACCGGCATGACCCCATTGATTGCAGCCATGCGCTGCTACGTGGCAAGCAAACTAGGTGACGATGTGGAAGTACCAGAAGAAGTAGTACTTGATAAATAAACGGGTCAGCCTGACCCGATAACCAAAGGAGAAGCACATGAACACATACGAATACAACGGCGTTGACCGTTGGGATTGGATGATGGCAGCAGCCCAAGCGATACAGCGTGTGTACTACACCCATCTATCAGAAAAGCATCATCGCAGTTGGCACGTCAGGGAACAGGAACGCTACAGCATGCACCCCGTCATTCAGAAAGCAGTCATGCTTGCACCGCCAGCCGACTGGCATCAGTTAGTTCTTGAGTGGCCGCATGTCAGCGTATCAAACGACACAAGCAAGATCGCCTACACCCGCAACGAGCAGCATGGCATCGACAACAGGCAGACGGCAACGTCAGTCGGTAAGTACATAACGCGACACTTCCCTACCCTTAAAGACCATGAGGTACGTGACTTGTGCGGTATGTACGGCGCGTCAACGTTCAAGATCACACATGACATGGAGCAGATGATCGACCTGCTACAGCGCGGCCCGAAGTCGTGCATGGTGTTTGACGAGAATGATTCCGACGATAGATGCGACGAGGGACATCCGTATCGGGTCTATGCGCCAGGTCTGGGCTGGGGTCTGGCAGTGCGCATGGTAGGCAATGGCGTCGATGGTCGGGCATTGGTCAACGAGAATGACAAGTCGTTCGTGCGTAGCTATCGGCGTAATGAGAACGGCTACTCAGGGGCAGACGAGGACTTGCAGTCATGGCTCAACGATCAGGGGTACAGGCACGTCAGGGGTTGGCAGTTAGGCACACGCTTGCGCTACATACCGTTCAGAAAGTACGGGCAAGACATACCCACCGCACCATATATCGACGGACAGAATCGCAGCGTCAGGGTTGACGAGTACACCAAGACGCTAATCATTGACGACGATGGTGAGTGGTTGTGTGACATGACCAACGGCGAGGCGCAAGAACAAAACGCATGTGTATGTCCTGACTGTAATGATCGTGTCCATGAGGATGAGATGAACTCTACGTATGACGGCAACGGCGAGTCGGTATGTAACTCATGCCTTGAGAACGACTACTACTACGTGCATGGGCGTAATGAATACGAGTATTACGTACACCGCGATGATATGGTCGAGGTCAATGGCAACTACTACCACGATGAGTTCTTAGCAGACAACGACATCGTTGAGCTGTATGACGGTGAGTATGAGGAGCGTGACAACACCGTGTGTATTGACGGCGACTACTACATGCACGACGACGAGCGGATTGTGCATTGCGAGGACACCGATGATTACGCGTTGATCGATGACTGCTGGCAATGCTTTGTGTCTGACAAGTGGTATGCAAGTGACGATCCGATACGCTTGTGCTGCATCGACAGCCAAGACGAGATCACCGTACACGAGGATGAGATACACCGCTACGAGTCCGACATTGCTTCATACGACCCCATCATTGACGCTTGCCTTTTCCAAACTGAAGGAGAATAAACCATGACTAACCAACCAGTACTCATGCACGTATTACACACCGCCCTATCAGTCAAGCGCCCACACAAGGGCAAGGGCGTGTGTGACTTCATGCTGTTTTTGATCGACACACTACCTAAACCCCTGCTACACACCACACACTTGGATGAGTGCGGCAACCTGCACGTTGATGCGCGTGGCAAGGGGAGTAAGACTTTGTTCGTAGCCCACATAGATACGGTACACAGACAAGACGGCAAGAACAAGATACGCAAAACCAAACATATGTGGTACGCCAAGGGCGACGTGCTGGGTGCGGATGACGGTGCGGGTGTTGCGTTGCTCATGCACATGATCTGCGCAGGGGTGGCGGGGTACTACGTGTTCACGCAGGGCGAGGAGAAGGGCGGCATCGGGGCTAAACACTTGCGCGATAAGCACCAAGACCTATTGAAACAGTTTGATCGGGCGATAGCGTTCGATAGGCGTGGGCTTGACAGCGTCATCACGCATCAGGGGTGGGGTAGGTGCTGCTCTGATGCGTTCGGTGAAGCGTTATGTCTGGAGTTGGGCAAAGCCAACGACAACCTGATGCACTTAAATGATGACACAGGCGTGTACACCGACACCGCTGAGTTCGTTGACTATATCCCTGAGTGTACCAACATCAGCGTAGGGTATGACCACGAGCACAGTCAGCAGGAGAGTCTCAACATCTCTCACTATCAACAGCTTTCTTCGGCGGTTTTGTTGGTGGATTGGGAGTCCCTGCCAGTGTCGCGTGACCCCACGCAGCCTGACCCGAAAGATAGGTACGCAGGGTTCGGGTTTGATTGGAAACCCACGACAACCAAAAAGAAAAGCTACGGTGCATACGTCTACGACATCGAGCGCGAGGCACTGTACGACGACCTGCTGGACTTCAGATACGGACACACCGAGCCACTACTACGCCGCGTCGCTGCCGTAGCCTACCCTGACGACCCTGAGTTAGCTATGCGGCATATGAACCCGCGCATGATTGACGACGAAACGCTGGACGAATTGTTACTTGATATTGATGGGATAGATTCACAAGACTTCGATGATGTCATGCTGGACTTGTTTGATTTGATGCACGTAGCGTAAACAATAATGGGGTCAGGTTGACCCCTTTTTAAGGAGAAGCAAATGACTAGAAAGAAATCACGTTACACAGAAGCAGCCATAACCAAACGTCGGCTTGAGGATATACGAGCAGGCGAGGTACATGAGGCACTACACGCAGCGTTTTTTAATAGGTCGCCCGTGAACGTGAGAGAGGTACGCGACCGCTTAGACCCCGCGTTGAAAGCAATGGAGATACGGGAGATATTAAAAGTAGACTTAACCAACGGCGGAGACGGTGATGACCCCACTTATAACTGAGATGTCCGGTGCGATAAAAGAAGATGCGTTGAACTATAAATGGTTTGATGTATCTGAAGCAAAAAGAGAGGAACTAGTAGAAGACACCGCGCTTGATTTATTGCGACAACCTTTTCCGTTCGAGCAGTGTGCTGTTGTGGGGTTGGATGTAGATGGAAATAAGTATGCGTTCTTTGTGCACAAAGCAATGGCAGAGGTGGAGAACGGCACTACGCAAGAGTGCATTCGCATGAGAAGTTTTTGTAAATTTATGAATGACCACTTATTTCAACTCAACCCCTCACTAACGATTGACATATCAGGAGGGCACCTAAACAAAAGCGAAGCAACCATTGATGATGTGCGGGTAGCCATTGATGGGAAGTTTCTTAGTGAGCACCCAGAGTTTCTTAATAACCAAGAGATGATGAACGAAGCTGTTACCGTCTCTATGAACCTATTAGTTGAATGGTTGCAGGTATTGGATAAGAAAAATATAGAGGTGCACACGCCTATTAAACGATCTAACCATGCCAAGCGTATAAGGCAGGGAAAGAAACCGTTCTATGATTGGCACACGGTAACTATTGAACCATCTAAGCCAGCAGCACCACACAAGGGCGGTACACACGCAAGCCCCAGACTACATGAGGTACGTGGGCATTGGGTAGTCAACCGCAACGGCAAACGCTTTTGGAGACGACCGCATGAACGCGGGGATGCGGCACTAGGTATTTCGTTCCACGACTATAAAATTAAAGGAGAAGCACATGGATGACTGGGATGTTGACGAGGCATTGGGCATATTCTGTGCGCTAGTGTTAGCTGCGTTGTTGGTATTGTTGTATCTTGAACTCTTGTGAGTTTGTCAAGAGCTTGACAATCTAGCTGGTCTGTTTTACTGTCTAATTTAAAGGAGGGAATACTATGGATGGAACAGTCATATCCAAGGCATCAATGCGTCCTACGCCGTACGATACAGGCAAGGTAAAGATTGGTAGGTTTTATGAACCACCTAAACCACCATTAGAACCCGATGAACTAGCACTACAACACGCACTATTAGGTATCGCACCACCCAAAGAAACATTTTTTCAACGTCTAATCTCTCGCTTAATAAGGGGGTAGTCATGAGTGATTTGCGCACAGCAATAGTAAACGCACTAAACAAAATAGAAACGGAGAAGCAGATGCAGAACAACGAATTGAAAGACACCATCACCGAGTGGGCGAACGACGATAAACAAGAACCAGATGTACGCTCCACTACATTCAAGCCAACCAACAACGTAACACGCGAAACGTTTAACGCAGTGCGAGACAATCCGGGTAAAACAAACGGGCAGCTAGTACGCTTAATGCAAGCTAGAGGATTCAACCCGTCATCCGTTGGCTCACTACTAACGCAGATGGTACGGCAAGGATTGATACGTCGTGATGACGAAGGGAAGTTCTCAGCGCAGGTAGCAGAGTACGCCCCATTAAAAAGTCCAGCAGCTATAGCAAAGCAGAAGAAAATCGTACACCTTAATCGGTCCAAGCGCCCCTACGTGAAAGCAGCTAGGCAGAGCACCAAGGAAGGCATCGCAGCGTTGGGTACGCATACTACCGCGCCTGTGGCTACCCCTGTCGCTGCCTTTGACCCAGAGCAAGTGCTGTCAACACTTTCTTTCCCGCAGGTGTTGACGTTGTATAAAAAAATTAAAACTCTTTTGGGAGAAGCCGCATGATTGTTGATGAAGCAAACAAACTCGCAGACTATTTGTCTGGTATGCCACGTCACCAAAAAGATTTAGACGCGGCCATTATGTTGCGCTTACTTGCGCGTGTGTATCAGGTAGCCAAAGAAATGCTGGATGCCAAGACGATAGACACCAGCATGGCAGCGCATGATGAACTGATTGACTTAATCAAAGGGAAGCCAGACTCATGAATTTCGTGCGCAACATAGCTAAAGAACTAAAAATGTTTCAGTACTTGACGGATAACTACAAATTAAAAACAGACGCTGACTTAGCTGATTTTATGTTGTGTTCCAAGACAGTAGTGAGCATGACGCGACGAGGCCAACGAGCACTGAGTGCTCGATTAATTTTAACCATCTACGACAGAACCCCGCTATCTATTGAAGAGATCAGGGATATGTTAAAGGAGTATGTGTAATGGAGACGTATGCGTTTCTTACGTTTATAGGGGGCGTCCTTGTAGGTATGGGCACGGCAATACTACTAATTTGTTTAGCTATGATTATATGGAGCAAGCGTGGCAACTCCTGAAGCTAAAGTAAAATTGAAGGTTAGAAAATTACTTGATGAACTGCACGTTTATTATTTCTTTCCCCCAGCTAACGGTTACGGGCGTGCCGGTATCCCTGATGTCGTTGGCTGTGTTCATGGTTGTTTCGTAGCTATTGAATGTAAGGCAGGTCGCGGTGTACTCACTGCGCTACAAGAACGAGAGCTTGCAAAAATCAACGACGCGGGAGGATTTACTTTTGTCGCCAGAGAAACCAACATCGACGAACTAAAGGAGAAACTTGTATGTCTGATCCAAAAGAATTTGCCAAGCGTATAGAAGAGATGGATGAAGATGACCGCAATAACTTCCGCGACATCATTGAAAAACTTTCGCACTGCTATGTTAAAGATGCAGCGCAAGCTGTGATTTTGTACGCGCACATTGACGCACCCATGACAGAAGCACTGACTATTAATTGCAATGACATGGAGACGTACGACATTATTCAAGGAGCGTTAGGGTACTTTGAGTTTTTAAACATGCGCGATGCACCACCAAAGGAGAACTTTAATTGATGATTGAGACGATAGACCATAAGAAAATCTTTGCTTGGATTAATGCAGTATGGGCAAAGTCATTAGCCGCAGTAGTTATGTTTGTACTAGGAATATGGATAGGACAAGTACAAACAGAGAGCCGCGTAATTGGTGACTGTAAATACTCAGGAGCCTTTCGCGTAGATCATCAAGCGTTCATGTGCCAGAGGAGAATATGATGAGAGCATTTCCAAATTTTAGAAGCGACGGTATGGAGTTACGTGATTACTTTGCGGCGAAAGCTATGACAGGCGCGCAAATTTGGGACGCGGTTTTAAACGGCACACATCCAGTTTTTGAAGGTAGTGATGGCCCAACAAAATTAGCGGAAGTGGCGTATGCAGTAGCAGACGCAATGATGAAGGCGAGAGAGGTGAAGGGATGACTAGAGATGACATTATCCGCATGGCGCATGAGGCTGGATGGTCTGGCATTTATTCGCAGTGGGTCAGCCCTATTGAGCGTGAGCACCTGACTGTGCCTGTGACGATGGGGCAAATTGAACGTTTTGCCACCTTAGTCGCAGCAGCAGAGCGCGAGGCGTGTATCAAACTGATAGAAGACTTTTCAAAGACTACGATGGTTCCTGTTAGAGATACATGGGTCATGGGTTTGATTGCAGGAGCTAACGCGCTACGCGCAAGGGGGCAGCATTTTATGGGATGGCGAGGGGATTAGGTTTCATCTTGAGAAGCGGGGGCAGGGATGACTGAACCGGAGCCGCAGGAAACAATAGCTAAATGGATAAAAGCAAACACTGAACACAGGCAGTGGTACATCTGCCCCAAGTGTAGCTACCAAGCGCCGCGATTTAAAGATGAATGGGTTGGGCTGACGGATGATGAGATATACGAAGCTGTTGAAAATTCAAACAGTGTACTTGTTAAGGATATGGCTCGTGCCATCGAAGCCAAGCTAAAGGAGAAGAACGGTGGATAAGTTTCAACAGGCCACCACCGATCAACTGTACTTCCGCGATCCGGACATCGATCCACCGCCACGGGGTACAAGCATGTTGTTATTGAATCCGGGTGGGGTATGTGTGATTGGTGTATGGGATGACACGTGTATAGGTTGGTGCCCAAAGCCAAAGGTTCCTAAAGAGTTGAAAGCTAAACATGCCCAAACAAAAGAAAGCTGACTTCGATTGGGAAGCAGTCATTAACGGCAACCGCATTGGTATAGGCCAAGTGTTTGACAGCATTACCAAAGGTGAGGTTGATGAGGTTGAGCTTGAGAAGTTATATAACTTTGTGCAGTTTTCGCTGGCACTGATGCAACTATGTGGTCCACAGAAGTGGGCGCAGGCGAAGATGAACGCGGAGATGATGAGTTACTTAAAGGAGAAGAAGTGAGTAAGCCGTTTGAAAAAATCTTGACCATTGATTTCGAGACGCGATGGTCGAGCAAGGAGTACACGCTCTCGCGTATGACAACTGAGGAATATATCCGTGACCCACGATTCAAAGCATTTGGTGCCTGTATACATGAGTACGGCACAGACGAACCAACCCAATGGTTCAATCATGAAGACCTACCTGCGGTTCTCGCTGAGTATGATTGGTGTCGTGTTGCCGTACTTGCTCATAACGCTCAGTTTGATGTATCTATCTTGGACTGGATTTACGGTGCTCGTCCTAGCTTTATTTTTGATTCTCTCAGTATGGCCCGTGCTCTACGAGGTGTGGAAGTTGGAAATAGCCTTGCTAAACTCGCAGCAGACTTCGGATTACCAGAGAAGGGTCGAGCCGTACATTCCACGGACGGACTGTCCGAGATTTCTAAAGAAGTCGAAGCAGAACTTGCGGCGTACTGTAAGCACGACGTCTTCCTCTGCGAAGAAATATTCACGCGTCTATCGGTAGGCTACCCCAAGTCAGAGCTGCGCCTAATTGATATGACGTTAAGGATGTACACCGAACCCACACTGATCTTAGATCAGGAATTATTAACGCAGGCTATTGATGAAGAGAGGATTATTCGTGAGGATTTATTGGAGCGCCTTGGTGTGGATGATTCAACGCTGGCAAGTAACCCTAAGTTTGCGGATTTATTGGTGGCGATGGGTTGCCCTGCACCATACAAGACAAGTAAGACGACAGGCAAGCAAACACTGGCACTGGCTAAGAATGACGCGCTCTTCCAAGCACTACTCAACGGCTCCAACGACGACGTTAAACTGCTTTGTGAAGCACGACTGCGAGTCAAGTCTACAACTGAGCGAACACGAGCGCAGCGTTTTCTTGACATCGCAAAGCGAGGCACACTTCCAGTACCACTCAGCTACTACGGCGCAGGCACAGGGCGGTGGACGGCCTCCAAGGGGAGTGCCATCAATATGCAGAACCTCAAACGCGCAAGTGCATCACGCCGATCACTACTAAGAGAAGCGATCATGGCTCCCGAAGGGCACGTCGTGGTGGCTGGTGACTTGTCTCAGATCGAGCCGAGAGTGTTGGCGTGGCTGTCTGACTATGAGGACTTGTTAAATATCTTTCGCTCCGGTGAGGATGCCTACGCACAGTTCGGGTCCCAGATGTTTAACATCCCCGGCATGACTAAGAACAGCCACCCAGACCTACGACAGAGTGCCAAGTCGGCGTTGCTGGGGGCAGGCTATGGGTTGGGTTGGGCATCGTTTGCCAGCCAGTTGTTGACAGGCTTTCTGGGGGCACCTCCTGTGCGGTACGACATAGCGTTTGCTAAGAAGTTGGGTGTCACTAAAGAGTACATCGAGAAGTTTCTGGAGTGGGATGACAACGTTATTAAGCTAGAAGAAATCCCCCACACCTGCACAAAAAAGGAACTCTTGATACATGCAGCAGCATCCAAGAAGATCATCGACATCTACCGAGCCACTGCGCATCCGGTTGTTTCCTTTTGGGAAATGTGTTCTGACCTGATTGGCCGTAGTCTTTACGGTGGTGAGGAGTTCGTGTATAAATGTCTAATCTTCCGTAAGGGCGAAATAGAATTGCCTAACGGGATGAAGCTACTTTATCCAGACTTACGCGTTGTAAAAGACGATAGAGGTAGGAGCCAGTGGGTATACGGGCCAGACGCTACCAAGTTATACGCAGGGAAAGTAACAAACAACGTGACACAAGGTGTTGCGCGTATCGTCATGACTGATGGAATGCTACGGGTAGCTAAAAAGTACCCTGTGGTAGGCACAGTGCACGATGAATTATGGGCGATAGCTTTAGATGAAGAAGCAGAAGACGCACAGAAGTGGGTGTGGGAGCAGATGGTTATGGAGCCAAAGTATATGCCGGGCATTCCATTGAACTCAGAAGTTGGGTATCACCGCCGTTACGGTTTGGCTAAATAATAAGGAGAGGCAAATGGAAAACATTAAAAAGAAACAAACAGAATTCCCACGCAGTATTCGTGTGGGAAAGAAACGCTACTCAATTGACGTAGTGGAATCAATGATTCAGCGTGGCGATATGGCACGTGTGCACTACGATAAAAACTCAATAGAGATAGGCAAGCGCAGTAACAAAACAGGACGTAAGTTTGGCAGGAAACAAATGCACGATTCGTTCTGGCATGAGCTGGTACACGCAATACTCTATGACATGGATGCCCATGCACTAAACAAGAACGAGAAGTTTGTAACTGAGTTTGCTTCCCGTCTATCAGAAGCAATTGACTCTGCGAGGTTTGAATAATGGGAGCGGACACTCTGTACTACGTAAAAGTTCCGATCGTTAGTTATCGGTGGGAAAAGGTGTACGCGGGTACACCATTGCCAGCACAGTTTTCTTTTATACAGGACACGCTCGATGCGCTAAACAGCAAGCCCGGACGTAAGCTATGTGAGCATCAGATGGCGTTGACGATAGACCTTAACCCGTGCGGCTGGAAAGATGAGGCTGTATGGGTAAGAGGTATCGCTGATTTATTAATTGTGGATGATGACAACCTTACTGCGTGGGTTGTTGACTACAAGACAGGTAACAACAAGTACCCAGACCGTGAGCAACTAAAGCTGATGGCCTTGATGGTGTTTGCGCACTTCCCGCACATTAGAAAAGTTAATGCTGCGCTGTTGTTTGTGGTGAAGAATGATTTAGTTAAGTTCTCCATGACGGTGGATGAGAAAGACCCGGCATGGTGGGACTACAGAGAACGCATTGCACGTATCGAGCAAGCGTATGACACAGGCGTGTGGAACCCAAGACCTTCTCCACTATGCCCGTGGTGTCCAGTAACTACGTGCGAATTTCAATCCAGAAAATAGGAGAGGTGCATGGACTGGAAACCTGAAGAGAGCGATTGGTTGTGCATTCACGCACCGCGTAAGGAATGGCGTAACCGTTTGCCAATAAAAATAACCGTTGTTCGCGCATTTGGGCGCAAAGCAGCGCTTGCAAAATTTATTCCGTTTCACCCTAACGATCCAGAAACAAAGCACTACAACAAACCGTACGCATTGTTGCACCACGGAACCCACTTTATAGGATAACTACTATGCCACGAGACTACAAAGCTGAGTATCAGAATTTTCATGGTAAGCCAGAAGAAATTAAGAAACGAGGCGAGCGTGTAAAAGCACGACGCATGATGGAGAAGACAGGCGCAGTAACAAAAGGCGACGGTAAAGATGTAGATCACAAGACACCGCTGCGTTCAGGCGGCACAACAACGAAGTCCAACTTACGAGTGCGTAGCGTCAAGGCCAATAGGGGTGATAACAAATGACATTTGAACAGTGGTGGGAGTCCCTCAGTGAGTCAGAGAAAAAGTTTTTAGGTATCCACAACGCTCGCTATTGTTGGTTAGAGGGGCACAAGTGTGGATACAGTAAAGGATATAAAGATGCGAAAGACATCATAACTGGAGAAGTAGATGCAAATAATTGAAAACAAAGCGTTGCTGTTTCGCACTCGCAACCCAGATAAGTATCGCGTAATTCCTAAACATAAGGTGGTGAACAGACATGACGATGGCTCGACAGAGATTGCTGTCTATTGGGGACTCGACGAAGCTAGGGTTCTTAAAAATCTCGGTGTTAAAAACGTTCCTTCACCTATCACGAAGAGGTACAACTGGCCGGGCAAATACAAACCGATGGCGCATCAGATTGAGACAGCGGCTTTTCTCACTCTCAATAAGAAGGCTTTCGTTTTTTCGGAGCCGGGTACTGGTAAGACCCTCTCGGCGCTTTGGGCAGCAGACTACTTGATGACACGCGGCGATGTGCGCCGCTGTTTAATTCTTTGTCCGTTGTCGATCATGCAGTCAGCATGGATGGGTGACTTGAACAGCAGCATCATTCATCGCTCTGCCGTTGTAGCGCACCACTCTCAAGCTAGTCGCCGCATCGAGATGGTTCAGCAAAGTTATGAGTTCGTCATTACCAACTACGACGGGTTGAACTTAATTGCGGACGAAGTAGTCAATGACGGTAGGTTTGATCTCATCATTGTTGACGAAGCCAATGCGTACAAAACCATCACAACGAAACGATGGAAGGCATTGAAGTCGTTAATAACACCAACGACACATCTGTGGATGATGACGGGTACGCCTGCATCACAGTCACCAGCAGACGCGTATGGCTTGGCGCGTTTAGTTAATCCTGAAGGCATACCGAAGTTCTTCACAGGCTGGCGTGACAAGGTGATGCAGAAGCTCACGCAATTTAAATGGGTTGCCAAAGCATCAGCAGCAGACGAAGTACATCGCGCCTTACAGCCAGCGATACGGTTTACTAAAGCGCAGTGCCTTGATTTACCGCCCGTGCTGACAATGACGCGTGAGGTTCCGCTAACACCACAGCAAGCCAAGTACTACAACTTGTTGAAAGAACGCATGATGGTCAAGGCCGCAGGCGAAACAATCACTGCGGTGAATGCCGCTGCTGGAGTATCTAAACTGTTGCAAATATCGTGCGGCGCAGCATACACAGACGATAAAGAAATTGTGACGTTTGATTCAGCCCCACGACTAGCGGTGCTGGAAGAAATCCTTGAAGAAACTAGCCGCAAAGTTATTATCTTTGCTTTATTTAGAAGCACCATTGACAGCATACACACGCACTTACTAAAGAAAAATGTGACTGCCGAATGTATCCACGGAGATGTACCGCCTAGTAAACGCGCAGATATTATTCGTCGCTTCCAAGTAGAGAAAGACCCACGCGTATTAGTTATGCAACCACAAGCGAGTGCGCATGGAATCACACTGACGGCGGCTGATACGGTTGTCTTCTATGGTCCATTGATGTCCGTTGAGCAGTACACACAGTGCATAGCCCGTGCAGATAGGAAGGGTCAAGACTCCGACAAAGTAACGGTTGTGCACATAGAAGGCTCACCGATTGAGAAGAAAATGTTTAAAGCTTTGCAACTAAAAGTGACCGACCACGCATTGCTTACGCAATTATTCAACACTGAAATAAATTCTTGAAAGGGGGTTGCATTCAAATCCAAACCGCAGTAATCTGTCAAACGCTAGACAAACAATAATAGGAGAAGCAGATGTCCGATACAGTCACAGAGCTTATTCCAATGGATAAGCTCGCAAAGATTTATCGCAAGATCAAGGAAGAAATTGATGTGCTGACAAAGGAGTACGACACCAAAGTCGAACTGCTCAAAGCACAGCAAGACGAACTTCGTTTTGCAATGAAAGACCAGATGAAAGCCCTCGGGGTCAAGTCTGTTAACACCACCTTCGGCACCGTGTCTATGATTAACAAGACGCGTTACAGCACAGATGATTGGGACTCGTTCAAGAAGTTTGTTGTTATGAACGACGTTGTTGATCTTCTGGAAAAGCGTATTGCTCAAACCAATATGGCTCGGTTCCTCGAAGAAAATCCCGGCAGTGTACCGCCCGGATTAAATGCCTTTTCTGATTTTGAAATCAGAGTTACTAAACCCTCTAAGTGAGATTACGATATGTCAAATATAACGCTTTTTTCTTCCTCAAACGCTCCCGCATTTGCCCGCAATAACGCACTGTCTGAAACCGCTTTAGCTTTAACTGGCGGTGGTACTGGCACCAGCACCAAGCGCATCTCCATTAAAGGCGGTGTGTTTCGTTTAGTAGCTGGCGGTAAAGAAGTTGCTGCGATTGATGATCGCCATCTGGACGTCATCATTGTTAAAGCTGCTCCCAAGGTCAGCCGTATTTTCTACGCTAAAGCGTACGACTCCGAGAACATCACAGGACCAGACTGCTGGTCTAACGATGGCGAGAAGCCTGATGCTACAGCACAGAACAAACAGTCGCAGACGTGCATTTCATGCCCACAGAATCAAGCAGGTTCGGGTCAGGGTAATAGCCGTGCATGTCGTTATCAGCAGCGTTTGGCAGTCGTGTTGGAGAGTAATCCTAATGGGGATGTATTGCAGTTGACGCTGCCAGCAACATCGGTGTTCGGTAAAGAAGACGGTGACAAGCGTCCTCTGCAAGCCTATGCACGTCATCTGGCACTTTCAAACCCGCCTGTTAATCCTGAACAGATCGTAACCCGTATGCGCTTTGATACGAAGGCCGAGTCGCCTAAGTTATTTTTCCAACCCCTGCGTTGGTTGACTGAAGACGAGTACGCCGTTGTGCAAGAGCAAGCTACCTCAACTGATGCGAGTCGTGCAGTGGTCATGACGGTTGCACAAACGGATGGCGTTAAGCAGTCTGCGCCTCTGTCGCTGCCCGGCAAGGCTCCTGTTGTTGAGGAAGAAGAGGAAGCACCGAAACCTAAAGCTGCGAAGAAGCCGAAGGTTGAAGTAGCCGACGCGGATGACGAGCCTGAAGTTCGCAAGGATTCAGCCAAGCCCACAGCCGTGCCAGAGAAGAAGTCGAAGCTGGCAGACATCGTGTCTGATTGGGACGACGAGTAAAGCTACGGGGGAAAGCGGATGCTGACCAGTTAGCTGAAATGCAAAGGCAGTGCAGCGAGTACCCCACCAAACAGCCCAGCCGGAGGTGGCGCATATAACACCGGCAGCGGGGGCTAGAGTTTCCTTTGGTTGTAGCTACACCTACTTTAGTGACCCCGCACCTTTTTATAGGAGAAGCAAATGTTTGATGGAAAAACATACAACGCAGAACGCGACAAAGATCGCTTAAAGACACAACTGTTTAATGTCTGGCGGCTAATGAAAGACAGCCGTTGGAGAACGTTGGAGCAGATTTCAGAGAAGGTTGGTTGTCCTGAAGCAAGTGTAAGTGCAAGGCTTCGGGATTTCCGTAAACGCCAGTTCGGTAGCCATACAGTTGAACGCGAGTATGTGCGCCGAGGTTTATTCAAGTATCGACTTATACCCAATGAAGAACACTAATGGCCTATTCACAAAAAATAATTGATTCAATTGCCGCCGCGCCTAAATCGTTGGGAAACCAGCTTGGGCGATGGGCAGTGCATTTAGATTTCCCAGTGACGAAGATTGCTTACGCACTTGGGGTCACAAGGCAGACAGTTTACAACTGGTTCATAGGCAAGACCGATGTGTTTATTGCTTACGAAGAGCGTGTGGACTTTCTATTAAAAATAATGAAGGCATCTAAAAGTGCCGATGAAGCATGGAGAAAAATATGTCAAGCGTACGGCCTGAAACCCTAACCGATAAAGAACTATTAAAAGCAGGCTACATACTGTGGAGTGATGAAGCAGGGATGCCCGTTTTGTTTCAGAAAGAATTGTTAAAACGTTGCGCGGGGCTGCTGGATAAACTTGAGTTTAGTGGACTTAACAAGCAACAAGAAGACCCCAAACAACTCCGCCTGTTCGATTAAATCCAAAGGAAGTATATGACTCCGCTTGAATTTCTAGCGGTTGTCTTGCCGTCTCCAGAGCACGGGTTGTATTGCGCTTGCGAATTGACGGACAAGAAAGAGCATATCTTTGTTGAAGACACCGCTGAGTTTTATCCCAAGGTTAATGCGTGGGTGGAGAATAAATGCAATGTGTACTTTGCATTGGCTACGTTTGACGAAAAAGTTGCGCAGATTAAAGGCAATAAGGACAGACGCACGATTCCTAACTCGCGCTTTATCAAGGCATTGTTTCTTGATCTGGATGGGTATGAGTCAAAGAAAGCTGCGGCACAAGCGTTAAATCAATTCATGGCAAAGACGGGGCTTGACTTGCTCGGTACGCCTTGGATCGTTGCGTCTGGTGGCGGCTTGCATTGCTATTGGCCTTTGGAAGAAACCATCGAGGTCGCGGTGTGGAAGCCTGTTGCTGAAAACTTTAAGCGCCTGTGTGCGCAAGAAGAACTGCGCATTGATAATACCGTTACCGCAGACTCTGCAAGGGTGCTTCGTCTTCCTGAAACGTTTAACTTTAAAGAAAAGTATGGTGCGCCGCGTGAGGTGCGCATACTAACCGAAGGAGACATATTTGATTTTGAAACGCTGGCCGAACACATCCGCAGTCAGTTAACAACACTACCACCAGTAACAACGAGCAACGTCATTGAGCTACCCGGAACGCGACCCGCTGCACCGTCGGCTACTAGCGTCAAACTGTTTGAGAATTCAGTGACGAAGTTTCGCACCATCGTCGAAAAGACCAAGGCAGGTACAGGCTGCGGTCAACTTGCATACTACATAGAGAATGCACAAGAAGATGGTATGGAGCCGCTCTGGCGGGGGATGCTGTCGATTGCACAGAAGTGTGAAGAATCAGAGAAGGCGGTTGTGTGGCTGTCTCAGATGCACCCATACGATGAAGAGCGTATGCACACTAAGCTGCGGGAAATTAGAGGCCCTTACCCTTGCACTAAGTTCGACAGTGAGAATCCCGGCGTATGTACTAGCTGTCCTCACTGGGGCAAGATAACAAATCCGTTAGCGTTGGGCAGAGAGTACGCAGTCGAGACGCAAGAGAAGCACGTCGAGGTGCAGCTTGATAAGGAAATTAAAAAGATTCTGCGCCCTGAACCGCCACGGGGCTATGCCTATGGTCAGAACGGTGGAGTGTTTATTGAGCGTGATGATGAGGATGCAGACGGCAATAAGATTAAGCGCCAGATAATGCTCTTGCCTTACGACTTGTTTCCTGTGGACATCTTAAATCAGAACGGCGAACACACTGTACACATGTTAGCTACTAGGAGAGAGGGTGCTCAGACCATAACGTTTCCACAGAAATGTGCAGTCAGTAAAGAAGAAACGTTGAAGCACTTAGCTACGCAGAACGTCATTGCATCTTTTGGGTCAGGCAACGATAAGAACTTGTTTGATTTTATTCGCGCTTGTGTAGAGAAGTTGTCGATGGATAAGGCCCCGATCAAAGTGCCGTCTAACTATGGTTGGCAGACTGATGATACGTATGTGTTTGCAGGCAAGATATTTTTCAAAGGCGGCAGCGTTGAAGTGCCTATGCCGGGGCTTGAGAATATTGTTATGCACACGAAGCCTACAGGTTCGTTGGATATATGGCGGCAGTTCGTCAACATGATGATCCGAAAGAAAATGTGGGATCACTTAACCGTCACGATGATGAGTATGGCTTCACCTTTGATGCGCTTTACAGGCATCTATGGCTTAACGGTGCACTTGGGTTCTACTGAGTCAGGCACAGGTAAGACACTGGCGTTAGAAGCTGCGGCTTCTGTATGGGGGCATCCTGTTCACTACCGCACAGGTAAGGGCACATCGCCTGTAGCTATGCAGCAGCGCATGGGTTTGTTAAACAGTCATCCGTTGGTAACAGACGAGATCACTGCTAAGAACCGTAAAGACTTTGAATGGTTCCCTGAGTTCTTGTTGGATAACACAGAGGGTCGTGGCAAGGAACGTATGGAGTCTGGGTCAAACAAAGAACGTTTGAACTTATCCACGTGGGCGTCCATGACGTTCATGTCATCCAACACCCATGCCGTAGACTACCTGACAGGGGGACGTAAGCACTCCTCTGAGGGCGAACTTAGACGTTTGCTTGAGTTCATCATGGATCAAGAACTTTCTTGGGAGCCACATGAGATTGAAATCATTAAGTCGTTGGCGAATAATTACGCGGTGGCAGGAGAAGCGTTCGTCAAGTTTATGGTTGAGAATGTCGAACTTCTGTCGCGTCTTGTCCCAGAAGTGGTAGCTGAGATGTACAAGGAGTTCAACGCTACCAATGACGAACGTTTCTGGATGGCAGGTATTGGATGCACAGCAGCCGCGTGTGTTCTAACTTCGGATAAGCATGCAGGTATTGTGAATGTACCGATTGACCCTATCCTCAAGTCACTAAAGAAAGTCGTTGCATTCATGCGCTCTAGTATAAAAGCCGGAAGCCGCACAGCTGAGGATGTACTAAACAGCTTTACACGTGAGTACTACGGTAGTTTGATCGTGGTGAAGTTCAATGCTGCTGATGGCGTTTTAGCTGAGTTAGGTAATGGCGGTGCGATTGATGCGTCAACTACTCGGTCACACGTTATGGGGCGCATCGAGCACGGCATAACTCCGGGGTTCACTGATTACTTTATTGAGGAGCGTTTGCTAAAAGCATTCTGTTCTTCCATGAGTTTTGGTTACTCCGACTTTAAACGCCAGCTTGAGCTTATGTGTGCAGTTACGCATATGCCCAAGAAAGACATGATGGCAAAAACCAAAGGCCCGCAGATGCGTGTTCCCGTGCTGAAAATAACCCGCCGTATAGATGAAGACGATCCTGAAAATCCGCTATCCTTGGTCGCAGCTTGAACGAGGGCAGGGGTTCTTTGTGCCTTGTTTAGATACGGAGGCCGTTAAATTAGACGGCCTCCGTAAGGCGTTGGGTCACAGACTGTTTGATGCCAAAGCCAAGATAGGTAT